CCGGTACGCATAAATCTCCATCATCGTCAAAATTATGCATCGGGCATTCGCTCAACACGTCAGGATGAACGCCCTCGCATGCACAACGTGCGTTATCCGGAAGCACATGAAATGCAATCCCGTCTTTTGTTTTGTATATCATTCTCTCACCCTCTCGAATCCCAGCGACTTGACAGCCGTACTATACTGAAAAAGCCTGTTCTCCATCCTCTCACCGGCGTCCTTGGCCTTCTCGGCCACTTCCATGATGTCACGGAACGCCTGATACACTCCGCAGTATTCTTCCGGTGCTTCCGGTTCAGGGGGCAGCTCTTCAAGCTGCTCCCTGCAAATACCAAGAATCTCCTCATGCATCGTGCAGATCAAATTACCGCTGTCCATGATTTGCCTCCTTACGCATTCATCAGCAAAAGCTTAACTGTACCCCAGCCCGACTTGCAGAAAGCAACGTTATCTTTCTTGCAGACAAGCCTCCAACAGTTCTTTATTGTTCTTCCTCCGCATGTCGTGGAGCTGTACCACTTGAGGCGGAACTTCTGTGTATCCGATATCTTTCCGCTTTCCGGCCAGTCCATTGAGAATCCCTGGCCGGGCTTATATGTAAGCACCCGCGGATTATGACCGCCCATCGGAAGCATCTCCTCAATCCTGTAATATCCGCTTCCTGCCGGAACGATTAGAAAAGACTGTGAGACATCGTTGTAATCATTATTGTTTCTGTGCTTCCGCCATGACAGCGAGCCATTCTGGTTTACCTCAAGTGCTGTCGAAAGTCCTGCATTGATGATGTGGATCTGCGGGGCATAGCTCCCGAAGGTGAAACGCTTCTCAATGTACCTTGTCTCTGCATTCGCCGTCACGATCAGGATTGCCGTGATTGCCATTGCGACGATAAGTGCCGTGGTTGCTTTTAAAAATTTATTCATGGTTTGTCTCCTCTCTACTGTTTTTTATGCAAATGCTATCTGTCCATTGTTTTCTACCGTAACGCTCAGCCTCGGCTGACGTTCTCCGACTTTTATCTCTGAGCAGTTCGCCTCAACGATTGCCCTGGCAACTATAGGCACTACGCTGTTGCCGATCCGCGCCACCTGTGCGCTCTTCGGGTAAGGCTTCCACCTATAATCACGGTCAATGATGTAGTCTTTAGGGAATCCCTGTGCCAGCTTCAGCTCTTCCGGCGAGAGCATTCTCAAAAAGATATCCACGATGCAGTATTCACTGCCAAGGATTGTGATCAGTGCGAGCCTGTCCTTCGTGACCACCGTGTGAAGCGGCTCATCCAGAGACTGGCCCGTACCACATCCGTAGTACTCCATGATGAATTGAGATACCCAGGTGCATTTCTGAGCTGTTTCATCATCGATACCGGATTGCTTCAGCTGCTTCCAGTCAACTGCCAATATTGACACCTGCCCGAAGTGCCCGGGGGATGTCGTAATGGTGTGGAGCGGTTCCATAACGCTCTGTCCGGTACATGTTTTGTAAAACTTTGTCAGGAATGCAGATACCATCGCATATCTGTTGCTCGTATCAATGGTCTTGATTGGTTCGGTAACATACTGTCCCCTCGGTTCCTTTGTTGTTTCGGAATGATACTGAATCAAGATGGGGGTAACCAGTCTGTTATGGTCTACAGTTGTTACCGTCGACAACGGTTCATCTGACTTACTTCCGCATCCTTTATAATTTCCCGCATATGCCTTATCAATGAATGGGCTCAAAACCGGAGTGATAAGACCATGGTGCCCACCTGTTGTAATTGTCAGGAGCGGTGATTTTGCATTGCCTCCCGGGGCTCCATGATTATTGCGCATCATGTAAGGGGCGAGAACCGGTGTTACGACACCATATCCATGTTTTGAAGTAATCGTTGACAACGGCTCATGTATGCTCTGGCCTCGGAACTTCTCGCCACCATGATTCACCGTTACGATAAATGGTTCGGGATTTTTAAAAACGAACTTGTCAAGCCCGGCAGCGATCCGCCTCATGGTCTTTTCTGCGAGCGGTTTCTTTCGCCCGAAAATTGATTTCCCGAAATCCAAAAGATTAAGGTACTTCCAAATCGGCTCCCACCGTGCTGTTCCCGGAACGGAGCCATCCCTGCTGTGTGTCTGCTTTGGCCAGACTATAGGCTGCCCGTCGCATCTGAATATCGCATACCACCTTTTTCGGGTAGTCGGTGCTCCGTAATCGGCAGCCACAAGTTCACGGCAGTCGAACACGTATCCCATGCTCTTGATTGCAGCTATGAAGCGCTGATACTCCTCGCCGGCCTGTTCTTTGATTGGATGACCGTTCTTGTCAAGCGGTCCCCATTGCTGTATCTCCTCGACATTCTCCATGATGATTACATCGGGATGAACTGCCTTTGCATGTTTGTAAACCGCCCATGGGAGCATCCGTATCCCGCTCTCGCGGGGCTTTCCGCCTTTAGCCTTGCTGAACTGTGTGCAGTCCGGAGAAGCCCACATAAGAGCTACATGCTTACCCTTTGTGTATTTGAGCAGGTCGACCTCGAATACATCCTCTGTAAGGTGAAGCGTATAAGGATGATTCGTTCTGTGCATCAGGATTGCAGCAGGATCGTGATTGACTGCAATATCCGGAGACCTCCCAAGTGCAAGCTCTATGCCTACGGAAGCGCCGCCACCACCCGCAAACATGTCAATAATCAGTCCGTCCCGCATCAGTCCCAAACCTCCCAAGGATCGTCATCGTCCCCGAAACTAATATCATCATCTTCGTACTCGTCATCATCCCACAGCTTTTCTGCCGCGTGCTTTCTTACATGATAGATGATAAGTGCCACATCGATAATCGTGGCAATAACAAGGATAATGAGAGTCACTCTAACATCATTTGCATTTGCAGCAGCCATCATAAATTCTTTCCCTCCCATTCATATATTCTTCCATACCGCGAATCGCGCACCTGGATATATTGGACGGTGATGTCCTTGTTGATCAGAGCGAAGATAGCCTGACATATTACGCATGCTTTTCTCAGGTCTTTCGGCATTCTCGTCTTCTGTGTTACATTCTTTATAGCCTCGCAGGCTGTCGGGTCGCGGTATCCTTCAGCGTTATAAAAATTACTCATACTGTTCTTCCTCCGGATAGAGCTGAGCATATTCATCGGAGTTAAATGCATCAGCATCGCACTCCCTCTTGTAGCAGTGAATGCTCACGCTCTTGCCTCCATCTCTTACGCTGAGGAATTCAGACGGTCTCATATTGAGAATGGTCCGGTAATCTGCCTTGCAGAACATTCCTTTCCAGTGCTTGTCAAGGAATGCGATGGTCTCCCGCGCTGTCCGGAAGATATCAATCGAATGAATAGTTCCTTCGACGTTCTTGCATCTGGTCTTTACCCTGTATGTGATCACTTATGTACCTCCTAATTCAAAAAGTCATTGATTGACATTTGGCCCGGTATCTGACCTGCATTGATCAGGTCTCCGTATTCCACCCCGATATAGTCAAGCACTCTCGCCCATCCGTAAGGAGTGCCGTCCGGATCCTTGCAGCATTTGTACATCCAGAAATCCCATTCCTTCGGGTTTTTCTCTTTGAGAAGGTCAAAACGATGCGGTCTCTTTTCGATGTGGATGCCAAATCCACACATGGTGCATCCTGTCCTCTGTGCCTTGGTCGTGTAGAGCGTTCCGTCTGATCTGCGCTCTATCGTGCCGTAAATCTCAGGTACTGGTACATTCAAATCAAGAGCCAGTTGCAGAAGGTCCTGTCTGTAGAAAATTGCAAAAGGACAGCTCCTGATTGTTGACTTCCCCCAATAATTACAACCGTGCATCATGAGGCTTTTTGCTCTGCGTCCTCCCTCGGAAGCCATCATGCCGAGGAACGGCACGGAATTGTGCTCCTTCGCCCAATCGTCGCAGGGCTTCTCCTTCAGGTAGTAACAGCATTTCTGGCTCACCTTGAAATTGTCCGGCTTTCCGTAATTCGTCCCCTCGTTCTCGTTTTCATATCCGCCAAACAGCTCCAACCATCTCTGTGATAGCTTCATCCGGCTGTTTTTCTGCCATCCGCCATATTCGCCTGTTTCCCCGGTGATGATGGCATGCCTGACCGTTTTGTTATCCTCAGATGGATTTTCAAGCAATTCGATTTTCCCGGCTATTTCCTTACTCAGGACAGGGAATCCATACTCCTGGAGTATCTCCATCTTTGTCCATGGCTTGCCTTCTCTCGGCCCGTCTGTATGCTTTGCAGGCGTCAGTCTTGTTACACCCATAAGCCGGTGCACATATTGGATGCTCCTGTCTTCCAATCCTGAACAGCTGATAAGCTCGACGTCATGAAATCCGCAATGATCTCTGATGAAGTACGACAGTGTAATAGAATCGAGTCCGCCAACGCTTACATGCGTGTTATATCCTTTCTCTCTTGCCTCTTTGATATACTCTCTTACAAGATTCTCGGCATAGCGGACTTTCATCGCATATGATAAGCAGCGCTGTTTCTGGAGGAACGCCGCCTTCTTTTCCTCGACGTTGTTCTCTTCCATCATCTCAAATACACTTTTACCCATCACCGCACCTCAACACAAAATCTTCTGCTGCATCAGGTCTTTCGGGAACTCCAGTTTCACGCCCGTTTCTGCTTCGAGACGAGCTACGATGTCATGCCAGTCAATGCTCCCTTCCATCAGCGCATCGATATGGCGGTTAAATTCTTTCTGGAACCGGAGGAGCCGTTTAGCTCCCCACTGGTTCTGTTCGTACAGGATAATCATCGCCATGGCCTGCACGCTACTGTAGCAGTAGCATTTCATGGTCAGCGTTGCCGCGTCCAATTCCTTCTTTGTCATCGGGAGTGTGACACCCGTAGACCGTCTCATGCGTATCATCCTCTTAAGCTCGTCCGAAACGCATCCCCCATCCTGTTCTACTTCAAGGGCTGTCTTCCGTGCGGTCTCAAGTCCGCGAAGGAAACCCTCAAACTCTGCGTCTTTCTTGCTCATGTCTTAATCTCCTTTAGTCGCTAACCTTTCGCACTCTTCTTCTTCCGTCCATCCGAGCAGCTCCACCATGAGCATTGCCTTTTCAGCCTTCGTCCACTGAGAAGCGAAAGTTTTTATAACAAACTTTGTCTGACTGAACATTACTTTCGGATCGCCGATAAGTACTTCGCCCATCAATTCCGAGGGTGTAGTCTGAAGTTCTTTTGCAATCTTGAGCAGGATAGTGGCTTTCGGAATCCGATCTCCGCTCACATATCTTGATATGCTTTGCTCCGTCACCCCAACATGCTCTGCAAGCATTCTCTGATTCATTCCGAGTGCGTTCAGCCGTTTGCAAATGTTTATGCCTATCACATTGTCTTCCGTCATGTCTTAATCCCCTCCCACGTATTTCATAAGCTCGCTTGCCTGCCGCTTCTGCTGTATTTCATACCCGCCACAGGATATATACCGCTTCTCTTTTCTCTCAAAATCATACTCAATATCTTCTGCATGATCCTTAACCATGTCTTGCATCGCTTCCATGGCAAGCTCCACGGCTGCATCAAATCCCTGCCAGAATGATTGATACGGATCCGCACATCCCTTGAATTCTGCTTCATCGCGCAAAGAAATGAACCTGTTTGTCAGTTCCTGTATTTCTGTCGCTTTCATTTTCACCTCCTACAGTCCGGACATTGCTCTCATCATCAGGTCGACATCTTGATTTTCCAGTTCCTGAATGATATGCAGGTAGACTTTCTGCGTTGTATTAATGCTCGAATGGCCGAGTCTTCTGGAAACGCTGGCGACTGATGCACCTGCATGTAAAAGGAGACTTGCGTGCGTATGGCGTAGACCATGCAAGGATATAACCGTTATTCCGAGTTTCTTGCAGTGCCTTTCTAAAATGTCGTTCACGGTTGAGTTGTAAACGGGATACTTTGGGTTTACGAATATCGGCTCATCTTTTTTTAATCCGGACACAAGTTCCGAGAATTTTGTAACAACCTGCCAGTCTATCCGTATGGTTCTTACAGACGACTTGTTTTTTGTCGGCAAAAATCCAGTTCCGGTCTTATAGTCCCATGTCTTAGAGATGCTCAAAGACTGATTTGAGAAATTGAAATCATCCGGTGTGATGGCAAGTGCTTCGGAAAATCGCATTCCGGTTTTAACAATCAGGAAAATGAGCCAGTCCCAGTTGGCGGTTTTTGAAAGCTCCAAATCCTCTATCAGCATATGCGTTTCATACTGGTTGAGAAACTTCACCTTTTTCTTTCTCGGCTGTTTCCCCTTTATCACTGCCTTGCGTGTCGGGTCTCTTTCTATGAGACCTTCGTCTATGGCATCGAGAATTGCTCCTTTCAGATGATGGTGAAAATCCATTACGGTTTGCTTTTCGTGCTCATCTGCATATGCATTCAGCAAAGACTGGTAGTGCATTCTGTCCATCTCGCTTATCCGAAGATTGGGAATGAGTTTTTTGAGCCACTTTATCGTCAGCTCGTATTTTCTCAGGGTGACATCTCGAACAGCTCCTTTTTTGTATGTCTCAACCCACTGTTCGTACCACTCACAAAAAAGGGTGTTTCTGGTATCCATGTTCACATCCTCACGTCAAATCCGCCCTTGATGACATCGGTCTTCAACGCCTCGAATTCGTTCCAGCTGAACTTCCGCCCTGCCTCGTACGCAATGCCGGCAATCTTAAGCATTTTGTTGCGGTACTCAACCTTGTCGATTTCGATCAGGTCGCGGATGGCCTTGATCTGCGCCTCGGTGATTGCACCGTTCGCGCCGTCCATATCGTCAAGCACCTCACCGATGTTGTTGTAGTGGATCCGCTTGCTCTCTTTGATTTTGACTTTGCCTTTATGTCTTGGAATCATTGTCTTAATCTCTCCTTTCCTCGTTCTCCCAAATTTCTATGACGTCGAATACGATCTTCTTAAAAACCTCGTGCCTATTTGTGATAACTGCGGCGTCATGCATGAGCATGTCCCAGTCCCTGGGAGATTCGTTATGCTTTTTGATGAATCTCCACACATCGTTGATGAACTCCCACCATTTACGGGCTGCCATCATTCCACCTCTTCAATCTCGATATAGATCCCGGGGACACTCGCCCAGAACTTTTCAACCAGCTCACTGCACACGAGTGCGTCGTCCTTCCAGAAGTGCAGATCCGTCATGACGTCCTTGAGCAGCTTCTGCAGGTTGTCCGTGTCCGGCTTTGTGATTCTGTACTCACCGTCCTTGTGCCTGCCCCTTGGAAAGCACCACCGCACGATCAGCCGGATCCCGTCCTCATACGGCACGTCTGGCCTGTGCCTTGCAAGGTGCGCTTCGAGTTTCGACCTGGCGTCCTTCAGCTCCGGAGGCTCGTAGAAGATCGGCTTCCTGTTCTTTGTGTTGACCTGCTTTTCCTGATACGTAGCGGTCGGCGGGATCATTGCCACAAAAAATCTATCGCTCATGTCACACCTCGAATAAGTCCGTCATCATTTCCACGTAGTCAAAGAAATCGGAAATGTCCTGCATGCTGATCGAATCGTTTTCATCAATGTTCTGTTCAAAACACCAGTCTCTGAAAAGTCGTTCAAGTTCTTCTTTCATTTTTTCTTTTTCTCTCTTTCTATCCACTTTGCCGCCGCATGTGTAGGTGGGTTCCCTTTTGGACAAGGGGCGTGCTCTAAGCCCCCTTGTCAAAGGGTACCAACACATGCATATGTGGCTACATATACCCCCCGTAGGGGGGTACCTTGTCTGTCCGCGGACAAATAGGAGTTTTTTTCCTTTCTGTCCAAATTTGGACAAATAGGAGTTTTTTTCCTTTCTGTCCAGTTTCAGCCAACGGACAAAAAGGAAATTTTTTCTCCTTTCTGTCTGTCTAATCGTTGCGAATATAGCCGTTCGAATCGATGCTGTACCTGCCGTCAAAGAGTGAAATCCGCCTTTTAAGTGACTTCTCGCTGTACCCGACACTGGTCAAAAATTCGTCCTTTTTTACTTTCCCTTTACCTTCGACGTCGAGCATTTCAAAAGTCTGTTCGAACTCGGAGCGCATCTCGTCGTCCCGTTCTTCCTTTGTCTTCGCCCGTTTTCCGGACTGCTTCAGGTTTCGGTTGCTCCGCGATCTGCCCTCTTCATCGGGCTTTATGTCCTGCAGCATCCCGGTCGTGTCCACCTCGTGAATCGGATACTTGAACCAGATATCTACCGGCTTGAACCGTTTGAATTCTCGAAGAGTACCGTCTACCCTGAGGCCTGTATAAGCGTCCGCTTCCTCTTCCGCGGCAAGCATGACATTGAGAAAATCACCGAGCCATTCCGTGATGCCCGTCCTGTCTTTTACTGCGTTGTAGTAATCTTCCGGCATGTTGAAATCGTATGCCTGCGGAAGTTCCGCCCATACTTTTCTGTAGTTCTCCTTAAGCCATGTGCTGCCGGCTTCAAGGGCTGCATTCCTTACGGTCTGACGCTTTGCATCCTCGGTGAGAGGAAGCTCGATCAGGTCGAGAAGCGCGTCAGGATCGCGTCCGAAGACGCCGGATCCGGAAGCTCTGTCCATGGACTTCTTACCGCCCTGGGCTCCCTTACTATGATGGTGGACGTATACGACAGCTGCTCCTGTCTCCGTAGCGATCCGGTCAAATTGGTTACAGAACTTCGCCATCTGTTCGGCAGAGTTCTCGTCTCCTGTCAGCACTTTATAGATCGGGTCTATCACAATGACTTTGTAGCTGTGCTTTTTCGCACGCCTCACGAGCTTCGGAACGAGCTTGTCAATGCTCTCTGTCCGTCCTCTTAAGTTCCATATGTCAAGGTGCCTGAAGGCCTCTCTCGGCGTTCCTGTCGCTTCACATACGTCCTTGAATCGGTGCAGACAACTATTCCTGTCTAACTCAAGATTGACGTACAGGACGCGCCCCTGAGCGCATTTCCAGCCAATCCATGTCCTGCCTGATGCAACCGCCAGACAGAACTCTATAAGCAGAAAAGACTTGCCTGTCTTGGATCCGCCGACGATCAGCATCTTGTGCCCTTCTCTCAGTACGCCCTCGACCAGCTCCGGCGCTTTCGGGGGGAGATTATCGATGATGTCGTAGATGTTTTCAAAATCTGGAAGATCGTCGTTCACGGATTCGATGTACTCTTTCCATTCATCCCACGACCGCTTACCGATATTCGTGTCTACGATGTACTGCTTCTGTTTTCCCCGGATACATCCCGGCAGCCGGGAGAGCCTCGACGGATTCTTGTTCTGTTCGTCGATGCTCATGCCATTCTTCTGGCATATCTTGTACAAAAAGTTGACTCGTGTTTTGTATTCCGCGTAATTCGTCGCATCGATCCGAACAATGGCGTGCAGGCTCTTCCCGCCTGAATGCACGAGGACCGCGACAGGAAGCTCAAGCTCCCGGATCAGCGCGTTCTGCTTCTCAATGGCGAGTGTGTCAGATTCGACCAGGGCATACCGGAATTCCGTCACGTTCTCGTTCTTTCCGCCTTTACCATCGAGAGGATTGAAGCGCACCCATGCCCCTGCCTCCTTGTTGTAATCGCCGATCGCAGCTCCTATGTCATCACCGCAGGTGTCGAGTCGTTCCAGAATTTCGCTGACCGTGAAGGACATTCCCGCATTTCTGGGGATATATTTATTCCGCTCGTCATCCATACGGCTTTGAACGACAAGGCCGAAGGTCTCGTTCGGCTCGAAGAGCGTTTCGAGGTATCGCTTTAACTCCCTCGCCGGATGCCACTTGTCCGGCTCTTTTACTTCCCGATCTTCCACCCAGCCCGGGTCTACGATCTTCCCGTCAGCGATGAACTCCGCGTCCCAGTCCATAAAACCGCTCTGGATCTCTCTTGTCGGGTCCCATCCGTGGTCTATTGCGAGCTGATAGATTGTCCCGCCCGTGACAGGTTCCGCGGAGCCGTGGAAGGTCTCCCATTTTCGAAGGCATTCCCCTTCGTGGTACCTTGCCCGGTCTTTTGCGCTCCACGCCTCCCAGTCCTCGGCGGAATAGCCCTCATATTTGAGAGCCATTCCCACCTCGGTCCATTCGGTGTAGTCGCAGGATCCAGGGTCAAGATGTCTTAATATCTCTCTCAAATCATCCATTAAACATTACCTGCTGTGATGGCGGGATGTATTCCACCGGATAGATGCCCTGCGGAATCCGCCAGCCGTTACCGGCTATCCTGTCGATCATTCTCCGCGCTTCGTCAAACTGCCATGTGCCAACATGCTGGAATCCCTTGTTCTCCAGGAATCGAATCTGCTTCGGTGTGGTCAGTCCTTCCATGCGTCTTGCCTGAAGCCTGTCGAGGATCTTAGCGGCCTTGCCGGCGTTCTCGATTTCCTCCGGAAAAATCCCGAACTTTTCAAGCGCCTGTTTCTGCTTGTCACTTGCCGGTGCCATCTCCCAACCGAAGGACGGGACATAGCCGGATAAATCCTCTGCCTGTATGGACATTTCGAACTGAAGCGGGTCAACAAGCTTCCGTTTCCGTGTCCGCATGGCTGCAAGCTCTTTTGCAAGGGCTTCCTCTCTCTGTGCGACAACATCTTCTGAAGCCTTCTGCTCTGCCTCTTCGAGATCCATTTCCGCGCCGGCATTCTCTTCCAGGTTTTTTGTCATCTGCTCCGCAACATCCGGAGAATCGCAGATGAGCGACGCCGGCCGGCACAGCTCGTGCTTCTCGGTCATCCAGAGAAAGTCGAGCAGAAGCAGGTGGTCTTTTCCGGGGGAGAGCCGCGTTCCGCGCCCTACCATCTGGCAGTACAGTCCTCTTACCTTTGTCGGTCTTAAGACCACGATGCAGTCCACCGCTGGACAGTCCCAACCTTCCGTAAGAAGCATGGAATTGCAGAGTACGTTATACTTTCCCGCCTCAAAATCCGCTAAAATCTCAGCACGATCAGCGCTGTCCCCGTTCACTTCTGCAGCCTTAAATCCCCGGCTTATTAAGATGTCCCGGAACTTCTGCGACGTTGCTATAAGCGGAAGGAATACGACTGTTTTCCTGTCCATGCAGTGCTCCGCCATCTGGTCTGCAATCTGGTCAAGGTACGGATCGAGTGCCGTTCCAATCTCTCCCACCTTGTAATCGCCGGCAGAAATACCGACCTTAGATATGTCGAGCTTCAGCGGAATGGTGAGCGCCTTTATCTTGCAGAGATAACCCTGCTTTATTGCCTGTGTGATGCGGTATTCATAAGCTAAGCTGTCAAATACTTCGCCCAGGTTCTTCATATCGCCCCTGTCAGGCGTTGCCGTCACACCGAGCACCTTCGCACCGTCGAAGTAGTCTATGACGTTCCTGTAAGACGGAGACAGGGCGTGATGTGCCTCATCGATGATGATCGTGTTGAAGTAATCCGGCTTGAATCTGTCAAGCCTTGACTGCCTCATGAGTGTCTGCACGCTTCCGACCGTTATCCGGTAGAAGCTGTCGAGGCAGGATTCCTCAGCCTTCTCTACGGAGCATCCGAGTCCCGTTGATTTGGCTATTTTGTCTCTTGCCTGGTCGAGCAGCTCTCCCCGATGAGCGAGGATGAGCACCCTGTCGCCCATCCTCACACGGTCTTCCGTTACCTTTGCAAAGCAGATCGTTTTTCCTGTTCCTGTCGGGAGCACGAGGAGCGTTCTCTTGACGCCTTTTCCCCATTCATCTTCAATGGCGTTTACGGCTTCTTTCTGATAGGGTCTCAGCTCCATCTTTGCCATTTAAAATCCCCTCTTCCATGCCGGAGCAGTCGCCGAAGGATCGCAGAAGCGGTCGATCTGATTGCTCTGTCCCTTGGATCCGTCTCTCTTCGTGTACTCGTTCACGCTGACTTCACACTGTCCGCCCCTCGTAATCAGTGCAGGCCAGTTCATGCGCAGCTGTTCGCCCTGCTTGGCAAGCCCTACGGAAATGAAAAGCTGTGAAATCTTCCATTTGAACTTCTGGTGCAGGATGAAGTTCTCATGACGGGTGACTTCGATCTCTTCACCGTCATCTGCTTTTCCGGTGATGCGGAAGGTCACATTTGCCATCGGGCAGCCTGCATACTTGCTGACGCTTCCGTCATTCTTCTTCTGATCGGATACATACGTGCGCTCTACATCCTCAATTACAAAGGGATACGTACCTGCGGGAAGGGTCTTCCATTCCGGGGCTGTAGCGTCCGCCTCGAACGAGTCTTCCCATGTCATGAATTCTTCATCGTGAGTGTATTTGTTGTCTGCCATTTCAAATCCTCCTTACTTAGTCGTTGAATGGTATTTCTGCTTTGTTTCTTGCTTCTTTTGCCATAGCCGCGACCTTGTCAAAGTACGGCATAAGCCATCCGTTCACGAAATCATCCGGATATTCACTGACCGGCATATCAGGCGGGAAGTAGCCCTTTGTCGATACGACGTTCTGAATGTCCCACTCATCCGTGTCGTACTGCTTCATGAGTCTTGCGACCTTCTCGGGGATTGCAGGATCAATCTCAAGCTCCCGGGTCTCTTCCTTTATGTTCTGCCACGCCGCGGCCTGCTTCGCCTTATGCTCTGCCACCTTCTTCTCGGCAAACGCGGTCTGCTTCGGGCTTGCGTCTTCCTTCGGCTTGTCACCAAGAACAGACTTTGCATCATACTCGCGCTTCGTGATCTCTTTTGCGTCCCGAAGAGCATCTTCAGTCGGGATCGGCTCGCCCTTCTCCACCTTCCAGAACTTGTCACCCGTCACGAAGTAATGCGTCTTCTTTGCAACTTCGACCTTCGGTGCGGGTGCTTCCGGAACAGTCGGCTTGTTCATGGCGAGCATTCCCTCTTCGATGATTCCCCGGATGCCTTCATAGGAAAAATCCATCTCAGATGGAAGGCCGTAACGGTTCTTCGCATCCCAACACGGATGATGCTCCGTATACATGACGCGCCGGCCGCCTTTGCCTTTGCCCTTGCCCTGCTTGTCCTTGTCCGTCACAATCGTCTTGTAGTTGGCAAAAAGAACCATGTCTCCCCATTCCTTAACGGTCGCGCATATGTTGGACTTCGGGCTGTTCTGGAGCTTCATTTCCCACCTGTCATAACTTCCGGCCTCGTCCGGCTGTTCGAACTTCCGCATCATGGCGTGTGCAGTGATGACGATATTGAACCCCTTATCCGCAGCCTCGGAGAGCAGATTCAGGAGCTTTCCGAACTCTTCCCATGCTACGCGGTAGCCGGTACCGTATCCGGGTGATGAAATGCTGTCCCAATGATTCATGCTGCAAACATGGTCGGCACACATCTTTTCAGCCCAGTCGGCCGTATCAACTACGATGGTCCTGCATGGAACATCAATGTTTCCGCTGATGATTTCCTTAATGTCGGCAAGCAGCTCCGTCCATGAGAGCGGTTCAATTCTCGCTACATCCATAGCTGCGGTAGACCCTTCGGTGTCCAGGAACACCGGATCCGGGAACTGCGCTGCAAATGTGCTCTTGCCGATTCCTTCCGGGCCGTAAAGCACGACCTTCTTTGCTTTGGGAATTCTCCCCTTTGAAACTTTAATCATTTAGATACCTCCTTAGAACTCTCCCGGTGTCCATGCCTTAGCCTGGAACGTCTTCTTAGTTTCCTTCTTCGGCACACCTTTTTTCGGTGCTTCGGCAATGGTGCCGTCCTCGATGATGATGGAGCATTCATCGCCGGTGCTTACCCTGGTGGCGATGACCTGTAATCCTTCGGCTTCAAGCCATTTTCCGAACTCTGCGAGTGTGTCTGTATCCATCTGCTCCAGCTTGTCCATGAGGACGAATCCACACTCCGGATTAAGCTTCCGGACAATGGCAGTTGCTACGATCAGCTGCTCCGCACTGGACATGTCTGACCACTGCTGACCTTTGTATACGAGAGCGCCTTCGCTGACGGAAAGTCCTTCAAGGGGCAGGTCCGCGGAATCAAGCAGGGCCTTACGCTGGCTTCTTACGGCTTCCAGTTCTCCGGTCATCTTGTCATACTCATTCCGGAGCTGTTCTGCTTCATCTACGGCATTGGCCTTTGTGAGGTTCGCCCTGACACGGCGGTTGATTTCTTCGATGTTGGCAATGCTCTCTTCGATCTCCGCTGTACTCTCATCCTCAAGCTGGGCGGCGTCCTTCATGGCGATGGCTTCATCCTCGGCGGTCTTCTCATAAGCCTTTTTGCGCTCTTCCAGTCTTGCAGTAAGTTCTGCAATCTGATTTTCAAGCCGCTGAGCCTCGTCAAAGATACGATGCTTTTCAAACGTGATTTCCTTTACCCGGTCACGCTTGCGCTGATTCTCGCCGTTCCGGGCAAGGATCTCCTGCTGCTGTTTGATCAGATCGGAAGCACTGACCAGCTCTTCCGGTGCATCGGGGTAATATTCCAGAGCTTCCGCGAGCTTGCTCTTTTTGTCCGCATCCCTGCCGACGAGCGTGCGTTCGCTGTAAATGAAGTTTTCCTTCTTATCCAGTTCGGCAAGTTCTTCGCCCACACCGATAATCTGTAGCAGCGTTTCGCCCTTCTCCTTGTCGGAAGCATTCAGAAACTTCGGAAGATTGAGGGCAAGCGGCTCAATGAACTCGTTCAGGAGCCTCTGACCGCCCTTGCGTCCGCTCGGATCCGTGACCTTGAGCGAGGCATTCTTACCGGAACGCTCCACGATGAGACCATTAGAAAGTTCAATTCTGATTTTTCCGGGAACCGCAGAACCTTCCCGGTTGAAGTTCTTCGGACGGTTCTTTTCTCCACCCAATGCATACACGATGCCGTCCAGGACGCTGGTCTTGCCGTTGGCGTTCTTTCCCCCGATGATGGTCAGCCCATCCTCTGACGGAGTGAACTGTACCGCCTTGATACGCTTCACGTTTTCTGCTTCAAATGATGTGATTTTTACTGACATGAATCTCCTTTCTGTGATACAATCACAATGTCTTAATCTCTGAGCCGTTTAGGAATCCCTCACTCCTTGCGGCTCATTTTTTGCGTGCTTTACCTTCTTCAATCAGCTCGTAAAAGAGCTTTGTGTGATTCTTCCGTATGCGGCTAATTGCGGAACTGACGTCCTTTCTCGTCATCCCGTTTTTTTCACCGATTTCCTTCGGCGCGTATCCCTCACCGAGCAGCCGCACGATTTCTTTTGTCTTCTCGGCAATAGGTCTGGTTTGTTTGTGGAATACTACGGGTCTTGACGGGTCATTTCCGCAGGACGGCTTGTTAATTGGCGTCCACATCTCCGCCCCTTTCTTTTTGCGGGCCTGGAGCAGACAAAGCGTGTTGACGATGTCCCATGTATTGGGCTTGTGGAACCGCTTCGACAACTGATCGTAGGTGTACTTCGGCTTGCGCTCGTATCTGAGGCGCCATAATTCCTTCAGCTCTGCCGATGTCCATGTTCCGCAGAATCCGCTCCGGTCATTGTGTAGGTTTGCCCTGAGAAGACTCTGATTTAACGCATCCTGCTTGCCTTGCTTCGCTTCTTTGTTGCTCGTCTTTTTCCGGTATGTCTCCGCGCCGTGTTGGAAGTTCTCCCACCCTGCCGGCTTGTAAGCCTTGTACGGCACGGCAGTCACGGCGCTCATTGGTTTCCCTCCGTTACCTCGGTCGGATTGGAATATTCCGCTACAAGCTCGGCATAGCGGTCAGGATGCTTCGATTTAAAGTTACTCACGTTAGCGGAAACCGTCGCAGGTGCGACATGGCACAAGGCAGCGACATCTTTTGTCCGCATTCCCGACAACTGCATTTTCACTTGGTCCTCAACCGAACGAGAAAGCTTCTCGGGCTTTTCTTCGGGTACATCGGGCAGGTCGGCGGGTTCTGCTTCTCCGCCTTCAGAATCTCCGGCTTCACATACGGTCTCAGCTTCTTCTGCCTCTTCGTTTCCGCCTGTTTCCAGTCCGCTACAATCTTCTCCATGCTGTGCATTCAAATTGCCTCCTTCCATCCAATCACTCAGCTCATCCGTGCATTTCGGGCATAAATCCCGCGGACTGCCGACCGTCTCAACTCCGTACATCCAACAGATACCCGACACTTCGCCGGTCTTTGGTATGTCGTAAAATGTTCCGCATCGGTCACATTTTCTTGCTACTGCCATCGTCTCTCCTTTCTCAGTTGAATGTGAACATTATCGGAATGAGCAACACGGCAAGCACGAACGCGATCGTCGCGCATCCCATTCCCATTGCGATCCCTTCAAAGAATCTATTTTTCAGTTCCTCGTCATACTTCTCAAACACCTCTTGCCTCCTCGATCAGCTCCCTGAGCTTCTTCTTTTCCTGCTCCGTCAAGTCGTGCCTGGCACCGTCCAGAAAGTAAAACGGGCTTTCGGAAAACGGTTCCTTGATAGCTGCCTGATATACATCACCCGTTCCGATGACGTAGGTGTTAAGCGTGGCGCGGATGCCCTTGCCGACTGTCTCGACCTTGATACTGATTGTTTTCATGCTGGCTTTCTCCTTCTTCCGAAGATTCTCCGCCGCGTCGACCGTTTGACTGTCTCGGATAAGTTGTTCTGCCTCAGATTGAATCTCTCAATCCAGTCGGGAAGGTCGTCAACGTAGACGAACCACTTCCCGCCCCCGGGTGTCTTAAATCCAGGAAAATCTTCTTCTTGAGCGTAGCGCTTGAGCTGATCACGGGAATAGCCAAGCTCTACCAACTGGGTAAAACTCATAACCCGTTTCATTTCTGCGCCTCCTTTCCGTGAATTTAATTCACACTTCCGGCCAAAAAAATAGCGTCACGTTCTTCGGTTGTGAGACGAAGCACGTTAGTGATCCCGACTATCTCCTTGGCTGTGAATTCGCCGATGCCCTTCTTGCGATTATAATAGGTCTCTCTTGAGATCCCCGCCGCCTTACTGATCGCTTCGATTGTTGATCCTGAACGCTTCATAATGCTTTCAAGCATTTCAAAATCTGTCATGCATTACCTCCTTTCTCTTTTCATGCTCCGATTGCACTGATTACTGCAAATACAGGTTCAAGTTCCTGCAAGTCCCGGTATTTGCGCTTGAATGCTCCAAGCTCTGCCAATGCGTTACGGTAGAGCACCCCGCGAGACCTGTCATCAGCCATCGCCGATGCGATATTGATGTACCGGGCTTTGTTGTGCTGGCTTCCATTGGATACATTGACAAATGCTTTGACCGTCTTCGGTTCAGCTCCTTCGGCATCGATCTCAATTCGAAGATTGTTGATGATTGTTTTGGACTGATGGAGACGATACTTCTCAGCTGCAACATCATCTCTCCACTCAAACATCCCGTGTGTGGGTGAGTCTTCCGGTCTGGAAGCATCCAGAAATGCTTCCTTGGTGACCTGTCCGTCTCTTGCTTCAATGACTTCCAACGTCTGCCCTACCGTTTCCGCCGGCACCTTGTATGCTTCTGCCGCGTAACTGTACTTGCGTTTGTATACCATTCGTACACCTCCTTTCTGGCTTCCAAGCCTGCCTTGACTTACCACAGCTCACCACGCCTCTCCTTTTCCAACCCTACCCTGCCTGCCTTGCCCTTGCCTGACAAGCCTTAACCCGACACACCCCGCCAATCCAAGCCTGCCCTGCCTCGCCCGTCATGCCCTATCTTGACGTACCACACCATTCCTGCCATATCTCGCCATTACACACACTGACAAACCCTAACTAACAACACCCATATGTACCAAGCCTGCCATACCGAGCCGCTACTTATCCCGCCCCAACTTGACCTACCCCACCATGCCTGCCATACCTCGACTCAGCTCACCTCGCCGTACAGGACCACACCGGAACACAACAAGCTTTTCCTTACCCCGCCTGCCATGACTTACCCCGCCCCACACAGACGTAACAGTCCCTACCACACCAAGCCTGCCATGACCTACCAAGCACAAACTTGCCCCAACAGAACTCGACTCGCCTCACCTGGACTGCCAGACCATAACAAGCCTTACCGCACCTTGTCACGCCCCACCGAGCAAAACCTAAACGCGCCGAACCTTGACTGCCGTACCGTGCCAGGCCTCGCCCCGACAAAACACACCTCACAGAACCTAACCTGTCCTGCCTTGCATGGGAAGCGGCTGATTACTCAGCCGCCTCTACGTGATACATTCCGTTCCGTCCGTCTTTCTCGGGCCGCCACTCTCCGATTCCGCAGGCAAAGCCTCCGGCATTAATGCAGTTGATGATCTGTTCAATCGTCATGGATCCGTTGGAGTTGTACTCGATTACTAAGTCCATGTACCAGGTCGAAAACTCTCCGCGGTATCTCAGATCCGTGCCGCCGATTCCTACGCGGACCATATCCTCGCGCATCTCGGGGACACTGCCCTTAATCTCTGCATACTCTCCAAACTCTGTTGAAAGGAAGTATGATCCTCTGAGAGCCATCTGGTTTGATACCCAGCCCATACGATATGCGGCGCTGTTTGCACTCTGCTTGATACCACCGACCGGAAAACCAAACTTTGCACCATCCTCGACTGCCTTGATGAATTTCTCTTCCAGTTCCTCATCAGTGTCTGCTTCCGGCTTAGGAGTAAGCCAGTACAGAGAATTGACAAAGTCCTCAAACGGTCTTCTGCTCTCACGAGCCTTGGTCTTCGTTGTCTTCTGCTGCGCTTCGAGCATCTGGCGCTTTGCCTTCTCACTCCAAGCGTGAACGATGAGCGGCGTGTCTCCAACGATCCTGATCGGGATCCTCTCTACACTGATGGGCTTAATCTCAATAGTTGCTTCTTTCTTTGCTGTTGCCATTTTGTTACCTGCCTTTCTTATCTTTTTCTTTCTTTATGCTTTTACACTGCCGGTCTTTCCCGGCTGTCAGAGCGTTTTACCTTACAAGCTCACAACGTATCCAGTCTCTTCTTCCTTGCGTCACGCGCTGGCGCCCGACTGCCTGAGGCTCATCTTCAGGATTTCGGATAGTGCACCTAAGGTTTGTCGACAAACACTATCCAGAAGCCTAATCGGGATGATAGGAATCGAACCTATATCAAGAGGTTTCGCGGGACTACCTTCTTATCAACCACCGAAGCTCTACCATTGAGCTACATCCCGTTGTTGCCGGTCTCTCCCGGCTGTCACGGATTCCTGACAGGCTGCTTGCAATCTCCGTCATCACAATTCGCACCGTGCCTGCTTGGCGTGGGTTTAGCCATCCACATCGCATCCCCCCGGTCTCTCGCGCTTATAGCGGGTGGATTGTCGACCAAATAGGGAATGAAGGATTCGAACCTTCGTCTCGGATTATCCTGAGTTTAAGCGCGCCCCGCGCTCTACCACTGATCTAATTCCCTCTATAAAGGGCGGCCAGCACGATTGCCGCCCTTGTTTGTTATGCAATTTTGGCGTTGGCCCTTAATAGACTGCTATAGTTACGGGTGTATGATTGTGTCCATAGCCTGTGCCGTTATTTAGGACCGTTTATATTCACATGACCTTTACCTCCTTTCTTTGAATTTTTATAAGCATCGCAGGAGAAATCAAAACCCAATCTCGTTGCAATTCGTACAATGCTTCCTGCGTGTTTACCGATTAATCAAGACACTGCATGATGTCGCGGATCATAGCGCTTCCACTGTCCCCGGTAACGTCTATGCGGGTTTTGCTTCCGCAGCTAAACACCGCCAGCACATAAGCGTCGTCTGTGTAGTCGTTGTCGTGGTATTCTAAATCTACAAGCTCCCTGTATTGGCGGGTGGCCTGCAACGCTGCTGTAAGACTCGCACAAATCAATCTCTTGTCTTCCATTTCGCCATCTCCTTTCTTGGGAGCCGGTGTATTATCTACCCCACCGGCAGGGCTTGAGCAGGTATTATGGATTCGGTCTGGGGAAGACCGACGCGAGTGCCAGGAATTGAACCTGTGGTATGGACTGCGCGACATCCATGTTCTGCCACTGAACTACACTCGCTTGTTTGCCCTCGTGACCTCCGGGGCGGGTCGCTTGTTCTTATTTGATTGCTCGCAGAGCGCAGAACGTGAACTCGTGACCACTTGCCACCTTCGTCGTCTTATGCGTCTCATAGTCGACGCCCTCTTTGAGCCCTACGGCCCGCGCGATAGCCGAGATCGCGTTGAGAGCTTCGCGGCACTTGCCTTCGGCCTCGTGGTCGCCGGCCGCCTGATGATACGCGGCGGCGTATGCATATGTGTAATATTCCTCAATCAGTGCGTTAAGAACTTTCTTTTTCATGGTGTCCTCCTTTACCCTCGCAACCTCTGGGGCGGGGTTATGATCCTCAGCGGTAAAGTCCGTATGGATCATCGTAATCATCGGCGCAATAATTCGGGTTAAACTCCATATCAGCCGCTCTGCAAGCGTCTTCTTCGCTCATCCCCATGTCCATGTAATAATCGATGGTTTCTAAATAGTTCATTGCAATCCTCTCTGTTTTCTTTTTCGTATGTACTTTATTTCCTTTAAAACGTGAATTTCCTTCACGCATTTCCTACTATAAATGTTCTTTGCGTGAATGTCAAGCACATTTACTGATTTTGTTGAATTTCTTTCACAGAAGGAGTATATTCTAATTATCAGAAGTGAAGGAGGGGGTACTATGGAACAGTTGTATAAGAACATAAAAGCAAGGCGGATAGAGCTTGGCCTAACACAGCAGGAGCTCGCCGAAAAGATGGGCTATACGAACAGGTCGAGCATTGCCAAGATAGAAAATGGTGCTGTCGACCTCAGTCAGTCGAAAATCATCCAGTTTGCTAAAGTTCTGGAAACTACTCCGGGGTCCTTGATGGGAAGCGCAGACCATCATGAGGAACTCATTAACACACAGTCTGAACATCAGGAATATTATGAAGATGAAACCGTCCGGGCAGTTACAGATCGTCTCAGGAAGAATCCTGAGTATTCCGTCATGTTCAAGGCTGCATCTAATGTAAAACCGGAGGACATTGATTTTGTTACACAATTTATCGAGAAGATGTCTAATTAGACACAAGGCACCAGAGAACACGAGAGTTTATATTGTAGCCACGCCACCGACTATATCAAGTTTTGTGGTACGAAAAGATGGATGGTATACGATATGTATCAGTGATGCGCTCACGCCGGAAGGGAGGATTATTGCCTACAATCATGAAGTAGACCACATCATCAACGGAGACTTTGATTCCGACGAGCCTACCGGCCTGATTGAGATCAGGGCGCACAGAAGAGATAGGGAGTAAAAGAGTATGGGATTATTTGGCAAAAAGCAGAAAAAGAAGGCGCTGAAAAGCCAGGACCGTATGCAGACTAAGCTCTCCATGATGGAAATGCAACGCCAGTCATTTATTAAGAATGGATTTGAACTGTATCAGATAATCGGATCAAGAGATGGATGCGAGATTTGCAAATCCATGAATGGGAAAGTCTTCGAAGTAAAAGACTTTGAGCCGGGGAAGACTGCGCCGCCGTTCTGCTCGAATTGTAGATGCTCCGTAAGTTCCTATATGGACAAAGATAAGTATAACCGCTGGCTAAACGCATTGGCTAACGGGAAGGATGTCAGATTCAAGGATTTTAAATGAAATGATAACAAAAAAATACCTGCCCCGCGCCGTCACTCGCAGAACAGGTATTTAGTTAATGGGCATTGCGCACCATCAACCGATCACGTTGATAGTATACCACAATGCCCTCCTTTAAGTCACCCTTAAGGAGGTTATTTTTATGGCAAAATCTAAGTACAAGAGACGCGCAGACGGTCGTAAGGAAGCCACGATCCGGATTGACGGAAAGCGGATCCACGTCTACGGCTACACTGATTTGGAGATTGAACTCCAGAAAGAAGAACTGATTAAAGCATCCCATGACGGGACACTGTATGTCGACAAGGTAACAACATTCCGGGAATGGTCCGGAAAGTGGCTGGAGCTGACGAGGCCGAATCGAAGCGTGAACACCATGAAGATGTATGATAGTTCCGTAGCAAAGCTTGACGCGCTCCTGGGAGATTATCCGCTGTCTGCTCTGAAGACGTCCGACCTGCAACTTGCGCTTAACCGGTATGCTGACAATCCGAGGACTCAGGAAATCCTTTACATCACCCTTGGCCAGATCTATAGCAAGGCCTTAGCCGAGGAAATGATTGTCAAGAATCCGTGTACGAAGCTTGAAAAGGTGAAGTATAAGGCACCCGAAAAGAGATCTCTTACGGATGCTGAGAAGGATGCAGTTGAAAGGGCGGAGCTGAAGCTCTCGGACAGGATCCTGTTGGACTTACTCTACTACTGCGGACTTAGAAGAGGGGAAGTTCTGGCACTGTCCCGGGGACAGTTTGATTTGAAGAAGTGGACCGTCAAGATTGATGCAGCTATCGTGTTCGTAACAGACAGCCATTCGGAGCGAAAGCCTATGCCGAAGACCGAAGCAGGATTCCGAACGCTTCCGATCCCGTCCCCGATCAGAGACAGAATCACAGAGTATCTCAGCGAGTTAGATGGGATGTATCTGTTCACGAAGCAGGACGGAGCTTTTGTTACTCACAACAGCTATGCTTCTCTTTGGAAGAGAATCCTGCTCGCAGTCAACACGGCTGCCGGCGGAGTGAATTACTATGATAAAGCCAAGCGAAAGACTCTTATGCAAATAAATGCAATCCCGGGACTCACCGCGCATGTCTTCCGGCACAACTACTGCACGATGCTCTATTATGCAGGCGTGCCGGTCAAAGACGCGCAATATCTCATGGGACACGCCAACCCCATGACGACGCTCAGCATATACACACATCTCGACCAGATGAATACATCCTCTGCCGAGCTCCTTGAGAATTACTTGATCGGTACTTGAATAATGTCAATGCCGATGTTTTGCCAGTGTTTTGCCAGCTTTTTGCCATTGAATCTTTTTTGACGACATTTTGACGACCACCGTCTTCCTTTTCATGCCGTGACGACAGTTTGACGACCGCTATTTCCACCTATTTTCACCTATTTTCGCCTATTACAGGACAAACAAAAAATGCCGGAAAAGCCTTTAAATATCAGCTTTTTCCGGCATTTATAAGGTCTGCGCCTCCGGGGACTCGAACCCCGGACACCCTGATTAAGAGTCAGCTTAACCGCCTTGATTTTATGCGGAGTTTCGGCACAGCTGACGACATTTTGACGACCACTCTTTACCACTCAATTCGTTCGAGTTCACTCGTATAAACTCATATCCGCACTCGATTCCATGATATTTATTATCGGTTTCATGATATTTAATATCATTTTCTGGTATTTGATAATATTTCCCCACACAACTTCGCAAGCAGGGCAACGGTATATACCCGGCGCAAAATTGCAATAAAGTTGCAATAAAGTTGCAAGCAGTGTAAATTGATATCAAATCAATTTATTTTGGGAGAACCCAAACCCCGAAGAGGCTGAACAATTATCTTTCGTATTTCATGCAAAAATACAAAGCTTATTTGTATCTTGCGATATTCAAGTGCTATTCAAAAGTTAGTCAAATGTTAGTCAAATGTTAGTCAACCAGCTTCAGAACATCCTCGCCGCTGAGATACTGTGTACCGAGTGCCGCAGCAAGACCGCTGCCGAATTTGCCAGGATACTCCACTCCCTGCGGATCGCGTCCAAGGCAGTAGCAGATAATCTCGACGGCCGTGACCATCTTCTGAGATTCGCCGAGCTTGATGTAATGCCCGTGGAACGCAGCTCTTGTCTTCGGTCCGATGATTCCGTCTTCTGTGAGTCCTGCCTGCCAGTCAAGATTGGCCGCCCTCTGAAGGCATCTGACCATGTTGCGCGTCGTCTCTGCTCCGCGGATCCCGTCGACCTCGATAGACACGCCGGTGAAATTGATGCTGTGCTCCTGCCCTTTTTTGACAAGAAGTTTTCTCTCATCAATGAACGGAAGCCTGTAAGCTGCTTCGAATGCGTAAATGCCTTCTATGAAGGGCTGAGAGCCTCTCAGGCGGTCGTTGCTTCCCCCGTCGTATCTTTCCCACATGTTACCCTTTTTGTTGCCAAGGATGCACACATGTCCATGGCTAAACTTGATAATATCGCCGGCAGCAATCTTATTCTTATCCGTGATTCTTACGGCACCCTTTGAAAGCAGATACTTTTCAAGAGCGCCAATATTACGATTACCAACATCGGTAAGTCCGCAAGCGTAAAGTGTCTGATCAATGAACCTGTCGCAGGATGTCATCTTGCAAATCGGATAAACCGAAGGAAGGGCAGGAGCATTTCCATACTTCCATCCATTATCACGGACAAGCTTAGCAACTTTCGATGCTTCACCAAGGAACTCTTTTACTGTTTTCTTGAAAGATGACGCCTTTGCCTTCTTCACAAGATCTGTGAGGGCCTTGTCTGACTGCTCACCGTAAATGCCGTCTACCTCAAGTCCACATGCTTCCTGAAGCATGACAACGCTCTTCTCCGTTCCGGATCCGAAGTCACCGTCTACGAAATTCTGAGATGTATAATATGCGCAGTCAACAAATCCTACGAGCTGAAGATTCTCCTGCAGGGTCCTTACCTCATCTCCGCTGTTCCCGCGTCTCAATGTCACGAAGGAATTGACGTCTTCATACATCGGTCTGCCGAATCCTGCAACACGATTGCCGCCGCCCACATTCGCATAGCTGTAAGAGTGCCTTGCAACGCATCCTCCGTTCGTAGTGAATCCGTCTGAATTGGTATTGCCTTCAATCGTGTAGACGGTTTTGCTTGCAGTATCGACCTTCTCGACATATCCGACATGACAGATTCTTCCCATCGAAGAACTGTAGAAATAGATTACATCACCCTTCTGAGGTGTTTTATACCATCTTCCGGCCTGCTTGAAATATCCGCTGCCATCCGGAGTATAACCTGTCATGTAGTTTCCGCTGTTCGTCTGGCAGAGGAGTTTTTTGGCTTTCGTAATACTGCCCATGACTTCTACCGCGATACCGTCTACAAAGTACTGGCACCACTGATCACCGTTACCGGCTCCTGCAAGTTCCTGAAACTTCTGGAAGTTTCCGCTTCCTGCATCGGCGGTAAAGTTCTCCATATCGGCAGATGCATGATTCTTTTCGCGGTAGCCGACATAGTGTGCCGCTCTTTCAATAATCTTATCAGCTGTAGTTCCCATTGCTGTCTCCTTTTTCGTTTCGGCCTGCTCGCCGTCTTTCAGGTCAGCATACTTACCGATGAACTCCACGCACTTCACATGCCTGCTCCAATACTTGCTTGAACCGACTCCGTTTTTCTTGTAGTAGTTGTCCGCCTGGTCCTTTTTAAGGACTTCAAGCCACTCACTGCACGAATACCCGGCATCCTTTGGAAAACGCTCAAATACGCGAAGTACGGCGCTCTTACCGCCAAGATGCTGGACTTCCGCCCACATCATCTGACCTTCTACATTCTTCACGCCGTTCTCTTCGGCTCTTGCGATATACTTTTTCAATCTCTCCTGAAAGACATATTCAGATGCTTCATGGCCTGCATCGGTCGCCAGTAGCTTGAGCAGGATCGCTTTCTGTTTTCCACTCGGATTCCAGCGCGTCCCCGTCCACGATACAGAGAGCTTTACGTGGACAATGCCCTTCGGGTCGCACTGTCTGAATACATCCCTGTGATGGTCCCAGATGTACTGCACAAGTTCCTGAGCCTCGTCCCCGTATGCCTGATAGGGTCCGAGGGTGCAAGTCACTTCTGCGGAAGAATTTGTTCCTGCGCCGGCGTACGCTGTCCAGTCTCTTGCCTCGCTGTAAACCTGTCCGCCACTTTCAACAGCTGCTATGATGTTTGAAAGTACATGTAAATTCTTTTTATTCATCCTTTTTCCTCTCCAAATTAAAAAAGACGGAGGAACAAGTCCTCCGTCTTGGTTATCATTTTACATACCTTCCGCACCTGTGCCGGTATCGTCTATCTTGTCTTTCAGTATTGCGATATATTTTACGAGCCAGTCCGGTACATCAGCTCCCATGCGTCCAGAATTTTCAATGATGGACAACATCTCGTTAAGTAAGAACCATGATGTTACCAGGAGCGAAAAAAGTGTCGTGATCGGCGGATTAAGTTGCATCTTAATTGCAAGTGTTGCAACAATATAATCAAGTACCATCGACACGACGATTATACAAATGATGCCGAACTTTTTGATTATCCCATTAAAGCCAATGGCACTTGACCACCCGTATGCAGGATCACCCGGATGATCGATAGCTTCCTTCTTTGCGGCAAGCATGCCGGAAACATAATCGATCACCATCATGAGGACAAGAAGTCCAATCAGCGGGATGAGAATACCAAGTTTGCCAGATACATAGGCGATTGCCGCGCTGACTACGCCGGCAACCAATAAATACGTTTCTTTCATGTAATACCTCCGTTAGTAATTTATGCCCTGTCGGGCTATCATCCTGACTTGCCATTATTGCAACGCAGACACCTTCGCATTTTGTCCGCCCATGTGAAAATCCTTCTAATATAACCGTCTGCATGGACAGGATTTTATAACCTTCGTTTTTTGAAGCATGAAAAATGCCCGTTTTGCGAAGGTTATAAGGCTGTTTATTGCGAAGATAAAGCGTTACAATGCGTTACAATGCGTTACAATGCGTTACAATGCGTTACAATGCATTACAAAGATATCAGCGAGCACACTGATAAAACGAGAATGTAAAATCCTATGGATATCAAATCGCCTGCTGTCTGGGATGCATCCCCTATGAGGATTCCATGCACCCCAAACAGTAAGAACGCAAAAGCTGATATCATGCCGATGGCGGCAAACTCAGCCAACTTCTACCCATCCGTACACCCCCGGCTCCCAGACATTTCTGCCTTTGCCATCTTCTGTATCTTCCACAATGCTCTCCCAAGTCTTGCCGTTGTGGGTAACTCTGTCACCCTTCTTGTAAGGATTCGTGCTGTCGGGCTGTACCCACTCACCGATATCTGTTCCGTCCTGTCCCGGCAAAATCTCAGCAAAGAGAGACGGAGCCGTGCCGGGAGCCCATCCAGCCTGTGACGTGTGTGCCTGTAAAATCTTGTACAGCGTGCCGTCATAGGTCACGCGCTCACCCGCTTCATATGCTTTGCCCGGCTCCCATGCCTTATAAAGGTCAGGCACCTCGGCAGCCTGCTCATCCGTAAGGACACTGCGGGCGGCCTGCACGGCGCTCAGGCCGTGCATGATCTTATCTTTACTCCCCTGTCTCATTTGCGAACACCTCCTCTGCCTTGGCTACGACATCCATGATGTCGTCGTACTCGCTCTGTGTAAGCGTTACCTGGTCGGACGGCTCTTCCGGGAGAATTTCCGGCGTACCGTGCGTAATAGAAACGCCGCTGTAAAAAGACTTAAATGTCCCTACCGAAAGGCTGTACCGGCCACGATCCGGATTGCAGATAACAACATCGCCCTTGTCATCCTTGCCACAGAAAACGCAAAAATGATTGTACTTCCACCAGACGATAGCGGGCCTATCCTGATTGATCAGCTCATCGACCTGTTCATCTGTGCTGTCTGCCCATATCTGTATATCAAGACCATGCGCGATTCCGGTCCGCTTGATGTCCCGCGCCGTGCATCCGCGCAGCCTCACGTTGCACTCCCTATTAAGTTGCTCCAGGCTGACCGATATTCCATAGTACTCCAGGAGCATCTTGAGGCACGTCGGCCCGCAGTCGAGATGTATCTGGGATGTGATAGGTTTTACATCGAACATTTTCGCCCTCCTTATCTCTTGGGATCGGCTTTCTTTGTTACGAGCGGGAGCGGGTTGTCAATCGTGTACTGGCAATGTTCCGCGAGCTTCACTCCCTCATCGTCAAGAGGGATGACTCCATCCCTCTTAATCTCCGACTCTTTTTCTTTCTGGATCGCTTCCATGACTTCAAGTTCTTTATCCATATTTCCTCCTTACATGAAGAAAGTGAATCCCCCCACTTTGAGGGGCTCGCTGTAATTTACTCTGGATATCTCTTCATAGCGCAGCATCTCTTCACTCTTGTCGCAGACGTGCGGTACATCCTCGACCGTGTACTCATCTATCTGCATGGTCTGATACTGGATATACTGCGTCTGCGGATTATACTCCGGCAGATCATCCCGCTCCGGGCGCATATGCTTGATCCATCCGAGACGCTTCCTCTCTTCCGGATGTTCGTCGAGCCATGCCGGGACGTTAAAGACAGCTTTGCCAATTTCTCCAGTGACCGACCCGTCGTAGTCATTCCTCGGGCACTCTTCGACCGACAGATCCGCTTTCATTCTCTCGTAAGTCCATCTCATGTGCTTTAATCCTCCACAAAGCTTGTATGTGTATTCAGCGCGCTCCAAACTTTTGCCCCGTCAATAAAGCTGTAATGCAGGTGCAGCAGGTTTATGCCTTTGGTTGCATTCGGGGTATTATTGGTCGCAATCTTGACATTTTCTGACGGGGTGAGTGTCGTGCTGTAACTGCCGTTGTGCCTGAATTGGAAATCAAACCACGCGCCGTAGTTTTCGCCGTCCTCGATAACCGGCAGGACGATCTCCATCGGGCAATCAATTGTCTCATCGAACCGATACGTGACATTCCTGGTCATTCCTTCGACGCGCAGAAGCTCGTGCTCCATGTATACCGGTATCGGATCGCCGACAGCTACATCAGCCACCATGTACTCAGTGCCGAGATTGATGTAATATGTTACGCCGTCAGCAAAAGTGTCTTCCAGTGCCTGCGGCCAGGTGATGACCTCTATATGATACTCAACGTCCGGAATATTTTCGCCCGGCACAACATCTGTTTCAGCATATACGCCTGCCGTTGCAGTGTAGTAAGTCACATCTTCAGAAAATACACCTGTCTCTTTCTGATATCTTGTTACCTGCTCGTAGTACATGTTGTCTTCAAATACTGTAGCAGATGTGATCTCAGCCTCAACGTAAGAATCGCCGGAAGCGATGTAGTACGTTTTACCCTTTGAGAACCGCTTGTCGCTCGTGAGCTCATAGCTTATAACCTGCGTATAGTACGCTGTGGGAATCTCCTCACCTGCGATGACGGCCACCTGCTCATTAACCCCGTTCTGTTCGAGATAGTAGGCTGTGCCAACAAACTCACCCGCTGCCTCTGTCCACGTATCTACATAATAGGTGTTCTTGGCATATGATGCGCCCACTGTAACTTCTTGGTATTCGTATACTCCGTCAACAAGTTTGTAGTATCTTGTGTCGGCTGCAAATTTACCCGCTGCCGTCAGCTTGGTGTATGTATGTGTAAAATACTCACCCTCCGGGATTTCTTCACCTGCCTTGACTGCGGCTCGCGAATATCCCAAATCGCTCTCATCGGGCGTCCAATATTCTGTCCCGACAAACTTAGCTGTCCCCGGGAGCGGATAAGTGTAAAGCTTCGTAACGTATGCACAAACCTCACCCGCCTTTACGGCGATCTGCTCGTAAGTATCGCCCGTCACTCTGTAGTATGCCTTGCCAGCAAAATATCCACTCGCAAGCGTCCACTGGTCAACGTAGTATGTCGATGCCGGGATTTCTTCCCCCACGACAACCTCAGCCGGTGTGTAAACGGTACCTTCTTTCGTGTAGTAGTTCGTGCCGTCAACAAAAACATTGTCTTCTGTTATAACGTAGGAGTGTGTGTAATAGGTATCAGCCGGGATAGGCGTCCTTGCTTTAACTGCCGCCTGTACATATTCGCCGTTTTCCATTACATAGTATTTTGTTCCGCTGAATGTAAGATCTGCTGAACGTCTATATACCCATGTTGCATAAGGAGCAAGGTCATACACATAGTATGTCGTGCGGTAGTCCAGGTTGCGGACTGCAAGGTCGGTAGCCTTAAAGATATAGGTCTCCGTATATGCCCCCCAGTTAATGGTCACGGCCTTGCTCATTGACGCGACCTCAAATCGTACGGCGATATCTACATGGTCATTGCCCGCTGTGATGATAGCCCCGTCGGCTCCATCCACGGTCACACCCGCCTCGATAGCCTCGCCGTCCTTGGTGAGCACTCTGGCAAAAATGTACCAGCCTGTCTCCGTGATGCCATATGCCGCGTACTGCGTGACGTCCCCGACGTATGCCGGCACGCCCACGGCCTCGATGACCGACCCGCTTGCAAGCTGAGTCTCAGTGAGCGAGAGCACTCTCGCGTTATTGACCTGCGACGCAATCGCGGCGTCGAGAGCGGCAGAAAGGTCCATAGAGCCGGAAGAGGTTTTTCCTGCACCTCCCGCCTGTGCGCTCCATTTACCTCCCTCTTCATCGTACATGTACGCCTTCCCGGTATCGATCTCGATAAAGGTCGACCCGTTCCGGATCCGAATGCCCTTGTATTCCGCCACGGGTTTTGTATCTGTCGAGAGCCCGGCAAGAGTAAAAAGCTCCCGGCTCTTCGCAACTCCGTCAACAATTTTGTATGGTGCCGGGGTCGAAGAAATAATTGAAATCATCCGTCCTTACCTCCTTTTATGTAAATCGTAGTGTGACAGTAGCGCCGACACCGCATGGCTCGTTATTAACGACATTTGGAAACGCGGAACTCTTGGTGATTGTGATCCTGATGCCGAACGGTGACGGAGTAGCAGAGACGACGTATCCTGAAGCTGTCACCAGATCCAGGGAGCTTTCCACCAGATAATTCTCATTCTGGCGAAGATTTACCTTGCAGGATGTGACGGTAATGCTCGGCATTGCATCAGACGCACTCGGCATGGGATAAGGGATCGTAAAGCGCGCCTCTGCGCCGCCCGATGTGACATATCCGACTCCGTCCCACGATCCTGTCTTTGTCGCGCCCTTGCGGGCAGTCTCCGCGAGCTGTCTCCATCCGTACCAGATGGAAACATGAGCCACATAAGACCTCACGAAGATATCTCCGTGATACGTCATGACAATCTGTGCGCGGCTCTCCTTCGTGAACGGCACCGGAACTACCCACATGACAAAAGCCTGAGTCGTGGGGGCGTTTGTCAGGTTTGTTGCCACCGCTACCGTAGGGGCCACGTAGCGTCCCACCGTCAACACGTCGTTCAGATCGTCGCCGGCCAGCACTTTTGTGTCCGTCATAGTGTTCTTGCTTTGACCGTCCAAACGGCTGTCAAACATGAGCTCGGAAACACTCACGTACCGCTGCCCGGACGTATTTGCGATATCTGTCAGCATGTAAATCTTACCGCCTACATTTACAAGCGCCTTCGGCTCGTCGCCGGTTAAATAGTCGCTCGCTATACGGTATGCTTTTTTCAAGCTGTTGTCGGCATAATTATGCTGAGCGATGTACGCCGCGCCCGGCCCGGAAAATAACTGTAAAATCTGTTGTCCGTAAACAACGGCCTGTTCTGCCACAAGCGCGTCGGAGGCGCTAAGCCCCGCCGCTTCCTTGACCGTATCAGTAAGCACCGGGAACGCCTTGTCAATTAACCCGAAGGACGAACTGACAGCGCCGTTTACGAACGCCCCGTCACTATGCTCAAAAGTACAATAGTACATGTCATTGTCAGGATCATAAGCGATCCCCCACACGCGATAGGACACGGGCGCAGGCTGCCATGATTCGAGCGCAAGTGTGTCGGGGTCGATTACTGCTATTTTGCGGCCGTTAGTGCCGTTACCGCACGCCGCATATATTTTGTGCGTGTTGGGGTTGTAGCATATACCGGCGCCCTGGCCGCCGTCCGCGATCACTTTGGACAGGCCCTCCACGGGGGTGAAATCTGTATCATACGCCGTCAATACCAGATCCGTGTTCTCGTTCTTATCTGCGTAGCTCGTGCCGTACGCTACAACAATCCTGCCATTGGCGGAATCGTAGCAGGCACCGCGGAGCGTGTAATCTCTCGTGTTTGCCACACTTGCATTGAACTGCTTAACAACGTGCTCCACCGGCGCACTGTCCCGCACAGCCTTGCTTACTATCAGGGGTTTTGTGTTATACGTCCCGCTGTCATTTACCACAACGCTGTCGTCCGACCAGATCGGAGCGCTGAGCTTATACGTGGCCATTGGTACAACAACCTTCTCACCGCTTGCCAGCGCAGTCTCAAATGCAGCTGTATCGTCCGTGGTTCCGTCACCCTTTGCCCCGTACATCTGAGGAGTTACATATCCGCCGCTGAGAGCCTCAACGCCGCCGCTGCTGTTGAAGGTGAGTATCTTGTTGCTGCCTGACGCATTGGAAAGCGTTGCGGCAAGCGACTGGAGGACCTGGGGCATAGATTCGATGTTCCGTGCAACATTGGCGGCGGATTCCGCTGCCTCATTTGCTGCATTTGCTGCTTCCGTCGCGGCTTCTGTCGCTTCATTTGCGGCTGTGGCCGCGCCCTCGGCTGCTTCAAGGCTCGATTCAATATAGTTTATGACACTCTCGGACTGTGCCCCGTCTTCAAGAGGAGATTTTTCAACGTCCAAGATGAAGTTTGCCGTTGCGCGCCTTCCACTTGCATTCGTGAAGACAAGCTCTGCAATGCAGGGTCCCCACATAGCCGTCATCTGCTCTTCAAGCGTGATAGTGGCCACGTTGCCGCGGAGCACCACCGTGCCGCCTGCATAGACGTTCTTATCCGGTTTTCCGATGTTGATAACTGCCGAATAGCCAGCCAGTGAGAAGACCGTATCGCCATCGTAGACCGTGAAGTCGATGGTATATCCCCTGTCATACTGATTGACCGGCACAACTACCGGCGCATCGCCGGGAATTAAATTCAAGTTGTAGGATGCCATTTACTCTGTTTCCACCTCCTCAACTTCAAGATTTACATACTCGCCAAATGTTACCGTTGTGTACATCTCTTCTTCAGATTCTTCAATCTTCGTTACTCTTGCGGATACGAAAATCATTCCATCCGTATCAGACAGCTTAACCGTGTCACCGACATTAAGAACAATGTCCGGGTCAAGAATATCGGCTGAGAATTCTTCCTGCATGTGGTTGCGCTTTCTCAATTCCGCCACTGCCTTGCTGAGAAGCATCTTCTTGTTGGATGTATCATACGAGAAGAAAGCGATTACCCATCCGCCGCCTTCGTCCTTGGCCTTGAATCTCCGCCAATTCTCTCTACCCTTTCGGCTGTAAAGACTGCCACCCTCAGAGAGCCAGATATCACCGTCATCGTAAGTCATGCCGACTAAGTTGATGGGTTTCTCTTCGCCTTCCGGAGTGCCGCCCTCTACCCTCAGAGCAGTAGCAAATGTCGCAAGGCTTCTCTTTCGCTTGATAGAAGATATCTCTCTTCCTGCAACAAGAGGCTTTTGCAATGCCTTTCCGCGCTTCTTGCGGATATCGATGTACATTCCTGTAATCCGGAGACCGTCAATGTCAAAATCGAACTCAAGCTCTACACCGAAGCTGTTGGCCACAGACAGGATCCTCTCCATGACGGTTGATGTGGAATCCCAGGACAACGTCCGCTCATTCCTCGGAATGTCATTGTGTCGGATGGTGAAACCGCTGTCCTTGATGAATAGATTCAAGTAGTATGTGATACGATGCTTTCCATCGGCAGCCATCGCTTTGGCTTCCTCGCAGACGAGGTCAATTCCCCCGCCTTCAAGGTGCATCCACACGCGCCCTAATTCGGGCTCGCTCTGCGACTCCAAGATGGTAAAGACCCGATACCGGTTAAGGCGCTTCCTGAGGACATACCCGCCCGGCTCCGCGCATCTCTCCGCCTTCCTGCGCATCCCCTTGGGATACTCAAGGTAGCATTCCATTATAGGAGCACCCGTGTCCAGCTCGTCCTGATACACATCACCCGTGATGATCATCCCGTCACGAGCACCCGCCATACCGAGGACATTGAGCATTTTGTCCGTAAAGTAGACAATCATTCCCACACCTCCCGGTAAGACATCGTGTATGATGTGGGTTTTGCTCCCATGTCATCTGTCGTGACTGCACTGCATTCAATCCGATTAAATCCCGGCTTCAGTGAGAACTCCATCCAGTTGTTGTCAATACTTCCAAGTGCGGGATTCGGTCTGCCGTTCGACCTGATTTCTCCGGTCGAGCAGTCAATCACGATGTTCTCTGATGCACGCATGACGTTGGCCAGCTCGTCCTGCGATGTCCTGCCGGTTGCTATGCTCTGCGCCAAGGATATGCCGAGACCGGACATCTGCTGCTGTCCCTTTACTCTGGCCAGAGAGACACATACATACTTGGGATTAGTCCCCTGCATGATGGATGTGTAAGCTGATGCATCGATCTCGTAGGTCTCTTCGCCGAGAGTAAAGGTGTAGATATCGCCAAACCTTGCGATTCCGATGCCGATGCCGTTCAGTCCGCTGATCGGATTATCTTTGCCGACCCTCACGCGCACTTTCTTGGCTTCCACGCCATAGACGCACATAACTGCTGTAGCGTATGCCGAACCGACTCCGGTCTTTTCAAGAATGATTTCAGCCTCTTCGATTTCCGCTGTAAGTGTATCGCTCTGCTCGATAATCTCTGAAACAAGTCCGAAATGGAAATATCCGACCTCACGAAGATCGTCCGTGTAAAACAACGGCTGTGCTGTGACAACGTAGTTGCGCATTGTCGTCTGCGTGATTGCTTTGTAAAGCGTGATGCCCGTTACTTCGGAAGTATCTATCGTAGGATCAACGATTTCCTCCTCTTCCTCGGTCTCTTCCTCGTCTTCTGTGATCTGCTCGCTCGGAATGACTCGTGTCATCGTTAAGTAACGAGTGCCGTTAATGGTGACCACTTCCTGCGATCCGTCGTTGACTCTGACCGGAGTCATGCGGTAGTATTCCTCCGCATATCTTGTCACCGTATCCGGATAGATTCCCGTGTTAAGGAAGGAATTTGCATTAACGATGAGGTTTCTCGTGCCTCTTGCCAAGCCTGCATTGTTTGCGTCAGGTGTGCCGATGGCAATCATGTTTCCGGCATCATCCGAAAACAGCAAAGACTCTGTCTCTGCCCTCGTTGTTGTCCGGAGAATCGGATAAGCATCCACTGTGCCTCTATAATCAAGCTCGATAGTTGCCCGTCCGCCGTCTGCCGGAACGGTGATGCTGTGCTCATCCACCGCATACTTGTACGGATCCGAGCAGACGAAGACAAGCTCGCCCGTTACAAAGAGATCTCCGGTATCCTCCATTTCGATATCTGTCAGCGTGCCACGAAAGAACTTATCCGGTTCATCGTTGAAAATTAATTCCGCCTCTTCTTCCTTCAGGAGCTTCTTGAGAGCATTGAACTTATAAGCGTAGTCCCTTGCGTTTTTGGTATTCATCTGGAAGCCCACATGGATCTCTCTCGGCTTCCGCCTGACGGAGCGGAAACGCGCCCCGTCACGATCTGAGGACTCTGTCTGGGATACTTCCCGCTCGTTCCCCTCGCGTCCCGATGTGTACAGTGTCCTGTACCCGGGGACCATTTTCTCGATGAAGCTCCCGTTGAAGCACAAGGCTTCAGACGGGAGCTCGTCAAGAGGCTTTAAGAGTTCTGCTGTATCATGGAATTTATACATTTTATGCTCCTATTCCTCTTCTGCGTTTTTCGTTTCTGTTTATGTCGCCGCTCGTCTCTGCCGCAGCACGTCCGATCTCACGCTTATCGATGTAGGTCTTGACAATGATTGTCTGGTCTCTCGTGTAGCTCAAAGATTCATCAAGTCTGGCATCCACACCGAAGTCCTTTATATCCGCCTGGGATTTCCGAAGGATGTTGGACGGGATAGCCGCTATCTTCCGCGCCTGCGTCTTGACCATGCCCATCGACTTCTGGAGACCGATGGCATAGCCTTCACCGGTCCATTCACCGTTTTTGATCTGTACCTTAGACGGCGATCCGATTTTGGCTTTTGCCTGAATGGCTGCATTTGCTGCCGCAGCTAAAGCCGCCGCCTGTGAAGCAACCGCACCGGCTTGTGATGCGAGACCTGCCGCCAGACCTTGACCGATGTAAGAGCCTGCTGAATACGCTGATCCATAGCCGCCCTGCATTGCCCCGGTTGCCGCAGAGACAAGAGAGGCACCTGCCGCAGCAGCTGATCCTGCCGCGGCTGATATTCCGTTTGCATAGTTCTGGCCGGTCTGCTGGCCTGCAACTCCTGCCTGTGCAGCGCCTCTGTTCATGGTGGCTATGATCATAGCCACCGTAGCAGTAACGATTGCTCTGGACCTTGCACCGCCCGAGGTAAGTGCCGCCGTGACTCTGCTTACACCCGTCTTTGTGGCTGATACAACGTCTGTACTGCCCTTTTTCACCGTTGCCGTGACCGATGCCATCGTAGCCGTGACCGTAGCCGTTAAGGCTGTCATACCGCTTTCTACAACGCTTATAGATGTTTCCATCTGAGAGAGCGAGGATGCCGCACTCGATGCCTTGGAAGCAATACCGGACACCGATGCAAGTACAGCCGCCGCAGATACGGCAAGTGCCGCCATGCCAACCGATGAAGCCGTTACCGCCGCAGCAAAGGCCACAAAGCCTGCTGTAGCTCCAACAAGGCCGGCCACCGCCGCGATCATGATAGCCGAGAACGCTGTGAGTGATGCCGTGAGAGCGATGATACCAGCTGACAGAGCCAGTGTACCGGCTGTCAAGGCCGTAAATCCTGCCGTGACCGTCATGGCGTTGGCGCCTATTAACATAAGCCCCGCACCCATTAACGTAACACCGGCCGCGCACGTAAGCACGCCTGCCCCGAGCGCCATAACCGCCACACCGAGCGCAAGCACGCCAGCCGCCGCCACAACCGCTCCAGCTCCTGCCACAACGAGACCTGCGCCAAGTACAATAGCCCCCGCACCTGCAACAAGCGCTCCCGCGCCCGCTACTAACATGGCCGCGCCCAGCGCCAGCAAGGCCGCCGCGCCCGTCATGCCATACGTTGCCAAGTTAGGCAATGCCGAAGAAAGTACCGCCACCGCTGCCGCCGCAAGAAGCGCACCTACCGAAACGAGCAGAACGGCCGCTCCGAACGCCACAAGGCCCACGGCGCCCGCCGTTAGCGCTGGGGCTAATACTGCCGCGCCAACCGCTAAAGCGGCCATAACGACCACCATAGCCGCAAACATAGCGATTGCCGGGGCGCCCGCGCTTGTAAGCGCAATAGCCGCCGCGGCCATAATTGCAAAACCAGCCGCCACAAGAAGCACTGCCGCCCCGATCATGAGGAAAGCTGTTCCTGCCGCCGTCATTTTCGCCGCTGACATTGTTGTACTCGTGACAAGGACGAAAAGCCCCGCCGCCAAAGCGCCCACAGCTATAACAAGCCCGGCCATAACTGCAATAGCCGCGCCGCCTGCGTTAGATAATGCGATTGCTGACTGTGCAAGGAGGGCAAAACCGACACTGATAAGGAGCACGCCCGCGCCTATCATCATGAAGGACTTAGCCGCCGAGAGCATTTTCTTGGAAGATGCACCTGCCGCCGTTCCGGTCTTTGTGAGACCTTCCGCGGCTCCTGCAAGCCCTCCACTGACTCCTTTGGCGAGAGCCCCGCCCAGGGTCATGAACGCGCCTCCGATTGTCGCTATAATCCCGCCGACAAACATAATAGCCTTGAAGGCCATAAATCCCGCAACAATTTTAGGGAGCCATGTGATAAGCTTTGCAATCGTACTGGAATGTGACTCGATAAAGCCAGAAAGAGAAACCAATGCACCCGTTACCATACTTAATGCTGATGAAAAGCTGTTAACTGATGCAGTTGATCCAAATTTTCCACTTAATTTTCCTATATCTGCAATAACAGCTGAAGCAGCAGAACCGAAGGCCGCTGAAACTGCACCGACATTTGTTTTAAATATCTCCCAGTACGGAGTTGCTTTATCTATAAAGGACGTTACTTTTTTAGCGATTGAATCACCGTCAAGCTTTTCTAATTGACCAATAATCCCGTTAATAGAACTAATAGCAACGCTCTGCAAAGCATCGAAAGAAGGCTGAAGCTTAACGGACATTGTTTCCTGCAACCCGTCCATTGCCTGGTCAGCTGTTTTATATGTTGTTGCTAACTCCGTGAATGCATCATTCGTTCCTACAGCCGTAACCGCATCAAAGAAATCCTGCGTTTTTATCGTGCCTTCCTGGACTCCCTGAATCATTTCGGACGTTGACATGCCCATCTGCTTTGCGACCGCTGCAATACCTGCCGGGGTCTGTTCAAGCATGAGCTTAAAGTCCATCCACTGCACTTTTGGCTTTGCGGCCATCTGCGTAGCCTGCTGAGAAAGCGTTTTCATCGCCTGTTTGGGATTTTCGGCCGCTGATGCGATACCTCCAAAACCTTTTACAAGCTGCTGTGCGGATTTTATTCCAACTGCATCAAGCTGAGCATACGTTGTAGCCATTTCCGAAGCGGAGTAAATTGTTGCAGTCGCAAAGTCCTGTAATTCTGTTTTTACTGACTTGATGTCGCTTTCGGCATGGCCGTTCATCTCCATGTTTTTTTGGAAAGTCTGCCATGCAGCAGACGAAGAGCCGAGCTCTCCGGTCATGTCTCTAACGCCGTTTATAACAAAATCGACAGCCTTACCACCTATGTTCATGAGGGCGCCGAAGCCGATGCCGCCCGTCAAGGTCTTTTGTAATCCGCCGACCTGATTCGAAATCTTTGAGAAGGTCGACGACATCTGCGACCCGTCAGCTGACAGAATCGCTTTCAAGCTGTAACTTTCAGCCATTTACCTCGCCCCCTTCCGCTTTAAGAATCCACCGAGACCCTCGAAGCGGCTGTCAGGCTTTTTCTTATTCTTCTCAATGTTCTTCATCGCCGCCTCTTCGTTCCAGAAGAGCTTGAATTTCGGGTACGCTGTCTTGTATCCCTTGCCCGATTTCTTCTTACCATTCGCTCTCATCGTCTGCCATGCAAGGAAGTGCGTCCAGAAAGCCTTATCCGTCTCTCTGTACTGCACAGCTTCCATCAGCATCATATAGTCCGGTATGTCGAGCTTTTCAAACTCCTCTATCGTATAGTCAAGGTAGCGCACGCATGAAATCAGACACTCTCTGTAGAAGTCACTCCAGGACTGGTCTTCAGAGCCTCCTGCTTCTGCCTCTCTTCCATCTCCTGTACCATCTTGTAGAACTTCCGCGCCTTCGTTCTCGTACAGTTGGCATCCTGTAAAAAATCCATTACATCCTTGAACGTGTGCTCGATATCGTCACAGTTTTCGATGTAGGATTCCAGATCCGCCTTAGTGACCCGCGGGGTCTGCCCTTTGTTCATCAGGTCAAGCGTCAGCAGAAGAGCATCTACATCACCGTCATAGAGTGATCCGAGGATATAGTTGAGACCTACATTCTGCTCCGTACCGTTCTGCTTCTGCTTTTTGATGGGTTCAGCCTCGCGGATGAAAGCAAAGCCTGCCTTGAATGCGTACACTTCTCCATTAATTTCAAGTTCCATAGTATTAGCCATTGTTCTTATCTCCTTTCTCTGCCTTATGAGAAAAATGCCTTATAAAAAAAATAAACCAGCAGGCTCATTCGTTATGCCCTGCTGGTTTTCTGTGTGTGTCCATATCACGCGCCGGTCTTTGTCGTATCAGCGAAGACGTAGGATGCAACGGCCTGCTGTGCCGTGGTGACAGTGACACCGGCGCCGCCGTCCGGGGCCCCGATGCCGTTGGCCGCATATGTGTAAGAGTACTCAGCAAAGTCCTCAGCGTTGGACGTTTTCGTCCACTCCGTCAGGATGCCCTGATAGTACGTGCCGGCGAATTTATTAGTGCCTGTGCGCGGGTTGCTCAAATCCGCCTCCCAGCACTCGACAAGCTTGTTGTGGAGCATCGCGTTGCGGAGCTTCTCGCCCAGAGTCTCATCTCCCTTGAGAACGATAGCCGTTCCGGTGATCTCCACGGTAACTGCGCCCGGCTTCTGAATTACTCCGTCCTTTGTGACCGTGCTGTCCGAATCTGCCGAAGCGCTGTTCTCATTTTCGGTTGTGAAGGCAAGAACCGTACCGGCATCAGTAGCCGCATCTTCGAAAACGCGGAACAGATACACGATCTTACTGCCCTGCACTGCCTCAGCCGCATCTGCAAAAAGCTGAAGGTTCATTTTTTTGCGCATTTTTATACCTCCTGAGTTTTTAGTTCAATGTTTTGGTGAAAAATAGACTACAGCCTCAACTATGCCATGCATAAGAGGCGTTGATGTTGTGTTATCCGGTATGATCCTGCTTACTACACTCCTCACCATGAAGCTGTAGTCTGCGCATGTGGCGCTCCTTAAAACGGATTTGACCGCCGCGAGCATTGCCGATACAGTACCGCGCTTCGTAAAGTCTGAGTGCCATACATGGATCGTAACGGGGATATTTCCGAGGATAACCGACTTTGTTTCTCGGTCATTCTGATCGAACTCTCCGAGATAGATAAACGGATAAGGCGTATCCTCTCCCGGGAGCTGTCCGTCATACACGGAATCAGGATAAGATTCTAAGAGCTTTCCGCGCACTGCCGTAAAGAGTGCCTGCTGTGGTTCCATCATCTTGTTCTCACTCCTTACTCCATGAGCTTTCTAAGGTCTGATTTGAATCGGGCCGATTCCTGGATGAATGCCGGCCTCATGTACGGTTGTGCTGACATATAACGAGTACCGTACTCGACATACGCCGCATAGTTTGTGTGAGGCTCCACTTCTACCGTCATGCCGTTGTCCAGCTCCACAAGCGTTATGCTATCCGCAAGTGTGCCCGTATCTCTCGGACAGATCAGGTGAGCTGTTGTCTGCATTTCAGAACCGTGTTTCTGCACACATGCTTTCACATCTTCAAGCTTGACGTTCTTCTTCAGCTTGGCCTGAAGCTCGTCAAAGCCTTCGAGTTTCACGCCCATGCTCATAACAATCACCCTCTCTTCTGAATCTCGGAGCAGACAAACGCCTGCTTTGTGCGCAGGGAAATGCGCCTGTCAACCGTGTAGAGCTTTGACCCGACACGTATCCGGTCGAAGACTTCGCCATAAGCATTGAGCAGGCTGATTGTCTTGGACCCTTTGCGGATGCCGCCATAGATCAGGTGCATCTGTTTCTCGCTCGTATTGACCACCGATGCAAGGCGCTTTGTGCTCACAACGACAGGCGCTCCATAATCCCCGACAGTCTCGTCATAAACGCCCGGAGAAATCTTCTCGAAGTATATAGGTGTGTTGTATCTCATGATGGCGTCACCTCGTCAAATAAACCTGACATGCATCCCGTATCCGCTGTGTGCGTTCTTCCATGCTTCGATATCCCTCATGTACTCTGCAAACGGATCTTCTGTCCAGGACATGCTCTCACCCTCAACAGAGTGGGATGATGTGCCCTCGCTTCCGATGCGGTTGTACCTTTTTACGGAGACTGCCACGACAATGTAGCTGAGTTTCTCCGGTACCGCATCCTCGCCAAGCATGACGCAGAGCTGAGACTCCGTATCCTCGCATATGTCGCGGATCTGGGGCTCGATGTCCTCATGGATGTCGCCTGTCGGGTCGATACGGCGCATGATTCTGTCAATTACCTGCTGTGTCATGGCTGTCACGCTTTCTTTCTGGTCGTCCGCTTCTTCGCCGCGCTTGTCTTGCTCGTTGCCGTTTTACGTGCTGTCTGCTTGCGGACGGGCTTCTCAGGCGCTTTCTTCTCTTCGGTGGGCTGTTCTTCCACCTTCACTTCTTCCGCCGTCTCAGGAGCTTTCAGCGTGTCCTCTTCGGGCAGTTTCTCTTCGAGAATGCCTATGAGTGGAACCTTAAGCGGATTGTTACCCGTCAGAAGCGACTGCACTCTTTCCGATGTCGGAGTATATCCTGCTCTCGGATACTCATCACCGACATGGTATCTGTGATACGTCCGGATGCCGCCCACGACCTTCGTATCCTGCAAGTCATCAAACATCTTAACTACAATGTACATGTATATCTCCTCATATCGCAGAGGATGGATCAGCTCCACCCTCTGCCGGATAATTGATCAAGTCTGCGTCAGACGGATGCGACGTAGTAGGTCTTGCCGCTGGTGACCGTCGTGTCTTCCGTCAGGGCATACTCGCCGTCAACGAGCTCATACCAGCCCTGCCCAGCCGGGTTGCCTGTCGGATTCTCGACTGCTGTGTAGGTCGTCTCTGTCCCGCCGCCTTCGGACTCGCCGCCTTCTGCCTCGACGATCTTGCCGATGATGACGCCGTCGATGTATTCCGGATAGAAGATGACAGAGCAGAAGATCAGAGTGTCGATAGAAGCGTTGCCGGTCTTCGGATGATGCGTTACACCAACAAGGCCGCTCTCGTCAGCTGTGAGGTCGAACGCATCTGCAAGGTCACCGCCCGTAGCCGGAACGTATGCGCCGTTGAGGTTCTCAACAACAGTACCTGCGACCTGACCTTTCTTAAGACCCGGATGCACGAACGCGCTACCGATGCCAAGGAAGTTCTCGATGTAGGTGAAGCCGAAGAGAGTCTGTGTAGAGACATTTGCATCACCCAGGTAAGTAGCTACATCGTCAGAGCTGACGAAGTAGATCGGAGTGACGTCCATGTCCTCATATCTGTGCTGAAGTGCGCCCCACACATTAGCGAGTGCCTTCTGGAGTGTGGAACCTGCCGGAGCTGTGCCCGTACCGGCTGCGATGGTGTCGAAGAATGTCTTCTTGATAGCCTTGCGAATCTCGCGGATCAGGAGCTCATCTGTTCTGTTGATAGCTCTGTCGCGGCCTACCTGCTGGATAAGCTCTGCGGTTGTCTCTTTGAGATACTTGCCAAGACCAAGCTCGATTGTTCTGTCAAGCACTCTCTTGACCTTGGAGAGCTTGATTTCCTCACCCTCGGCTACCTGATCTGCAAGCGTGACACTCTCTTTGTAGATTTTGATCAGAGTGCCGGCAGCCATCGGTACCATGTTGACAATGCCGAGGATGCGCTGAAGTGTTGCGATATTCTCACCGATCCTGTTTGCGAAGTCCATGGAAATGACCGGAGCGATATCGCCGGTCTGATTGATGTTTTCCGGGACAGCGAAAAGCTGAAGATTCATAAGCCTTCTGTTTGCGTTCATGTGTTTACCTCCTGATTAGTTCTTGAAGAGATCCCAGTGCTCTTTGATGAGCTGCTGTCTCTTAATGGGATCCTTCACTTCATAGATTTTTTCTTTGGTCCATTCAGATTCAGAGCTACCGCCTTTTCTCTTCGGATTGGAACCGGCAGACTTCATGGCTGCCTTGACGCCCTTGTTGACTGCATCATTGAAGAGCTTAACGAACTCATCGACATTCGCCTTGGTCTCGTCAGCTGTCTCAGCGATCAGATGACCGACCAGCTTAGACGATACGTTGATGCCCGCATCCTTCAGGATATCGGAAGCTGTGGAAAGCATTTCTGCCTGATTCTTCTCCGCTTCAAGGGATGCAAGACGGGCTTTCATCTGCTCGAACTCCGCGTCACGCTTCTCGGCAGCGGACATGTTCTTAAGCTTCTCGGCTTCAGCCTGCTGTCTTGCCTTCTTCTCGGCGGCTTTGCGCTCTCTGGCAAGTCTCTGCTTGACCATTCTGTCAACGTCAGCATCGGTGTATTTCTTCTCCGGCTTGTCTTCTTCGCCGTCGTCCTCGTCGGCGTCGTCATCCGCGCCATCATCTTCGCTGCTGTCATCGGCTCCATCATCATCGCCATCAGCGAAAAGCTGGAGATTCAGCGGCAGTCTGCCGTGAAGTGCGCGTGTCTGCTTCCTGTTAAGTTCTGCATGGATAACTCTGTTCTTCATTTGTATTTTTTCCTCCATAAGGTTGTTAATGGTCTCATGCCTGCCAATTACCGTAGCTTTGTTGCGGATCCACGCCTGCCGCCCTCAAAAAATGAGCGATAAACTCAAAAATGAGCAATAAAAAAACACCGGTCTTCCGGTGCTCCTTAAGCAATATCAAATTTTACATAATCGGGATACTGTTCTGCGACATCCCTCAGTCCGAGGAGACAGCTGTCAAGGAGCAGTCTCGCACTCTCCGAACAACGTCCGCGCCATATCAGGGCGCCGTCTCCCGGCTCCGTCCTTGCCTGTATGAAGTCGTTCGTGTACTCGTTGAGGGAATTTACCAACGTGAGAAACAAGGCGCTCACAGAGGCGCACACGATGTCGGTCCCCTGTGTGGAGTATCCGGAATGACCGCGAATGACAAGGCTCGGCGGTTCTCTGCTCCCGTATGTGATTTCAATCATGCTTTTACCTCGTCATCTTTCAGGAACATGTCATCGTCAACCGTTCTTTTTTCATTGCATACAGGGCAATAGAACTCATAAATGGAACTGTTGTACTGCGCTCCGATGTAGCTCAGGTCTTTTTTCTCTGCCTCAAGGACCGAACCGCAGTAGGTGCACTTAAATTTCTTCGGCCATTCTGGGTTTGGCTTCCTGCCTTCGATCAGAATTTTCATGGACGCACCTCCGCACCGCTGACACCGTTGCAGCGGATCGCGAACTCATATGCCTCGTTTTTGCTTCTTGCCCTTGTGAGATCATACGCAAGGGATTCACGAGTGAGCTCCGAATTATTCAATTTAGCTTTGATATCTGCCAGTTCTTTTTCGTATTGATCAAGCGTGCTTGCAGTGACATGCTGCACTTCTGCGAGTTTCCCTATACACTGTTCAAGATTTGCATTGCGTTCGAGTGCCTTTTCAAGCTCCGCCCGGCACTTGTCGTATTTCTCGCGGTAGCTGTCGCCGTCTTTGCACCCGTGCAGTAACTCGGCTTTTGTCGGCAAAGACTTGATTATTTCGCTTGTGTCTTCTGCTTTTTTGCGAGGATCTGTTTCATACAGATACTCCGAAACAATTGCCGCCATCTCCTCAATCGAAAGGATGTTACCCCCGTAAGCATTACCGGCTCCCTTGTAATTCTTGAGCCACTCCTGCGCTTTCTCTCTCAGTGTCATGGTATATCACCGCCTTTCTATGATTGCCTTGCATCTCGGCGCAGAAACAGTCAAGGCACACTGCTTTCGGGTCCGGAGCCCTATCTGCGCCGGTATGATCATTTTCTTCTTTGGAACTCATCCCACCTGACGTCTTCACCGTTTGATAGCGCCTCAATCCACTCTTTATACTTCTTACCGTCCATGTAAGAAGACGTTGAGCAGTGACACCTTGGATGCATTGGCGGAGCATTCTCGCCCACCTGCATCTCGCTGACTTTGAAGTGCTGGCCGTGGAGCTTCGCGCATTCGGGACAGACACGCTCATCACCGGCAGTAATGAACTGATATTCCTTGAAGCCGTTGCGCTCGAAGGATTCCTTCTGCACGGCTGTCTGAAGGCGCCGCATCTCCGTTATCATCAGTCGTTCTGTGTCCTTCACGGAACCGCCGTAGTGCTTCCTAAAGCGCCTTGCAAGCTCTCTCGGGTGAATGCCCTGTATAAGCCCGTTACGAAGCTCTACTTCGAGATGTGCGCGAAGGTCGGGCATGTTGACGCCCCACAGCCTCTCAGAAAACGTAGCGCCCATGAACGAAGCATTGACAAGCTGATGTGCGTACTTCTGATTACCGATGGCAGACTTGCCGAGAATACCCGCGTACCTTGCGTCGACCTTCATGGCCTGTTCAAGTAGGTCTTTCCGCATCTCTTTCTCGATATCGTTATAACCATCTATCAGTTCCAGATTGATCTCCGCTTTGAGCAATTCGAGGCGGTTTACCTTCATTGTGAGATTGTAAAGCGCCATCTCCTCATTGGCCTGCTCCGAGAAGTCGTGCTCTCGCACGTACTTTCTTGCAAGCTGTTCGTAGTGCCGCATGTCGATCTCGCGCACCCTCTTCTTTGCCTCGTTCATCGTGATACCGTTATTCATGGCGTACCGCGCATAGAAGTCGTTTATGGTGCGCTGGATGTTCCGCTCTGTGTAGCTGTAGATCTCTTTGATCCGCTTGTTATAGGCTGCCTCGTCTTTGATGGCGTTCTTATTCGCTTCCTGTTCGCGCTCGCGCCAATAATCGAGGCTGCTCTTAGACATAACCAAGCTCCTTCACTAACAGGTTCGCCTTATCAGTGATTTCTCCGGCAAATGCGCCGATGAAATTGCAGATGCTCTCTTCATCCGTGAGACTGATGCCGTATTCAAAGAGAATTGCATGTGTCAGCTCATGGCGCGCCGTCTGCACGGCGTTCACGTGGTCAAGATCTTTCCTGAGCCGGATCAGGTGCTTTCCGTAGTACGTGCGTCCAAGATAGGTGACATCTTCCTGCTTTTTATCTATCTTGACGCCTTTTACTCTTTCCACCTTCCACTTCGTTCCGTGAATATCAACTGTCGTCTTCTTCATCCGCTTCACCTCCGTCATGGCTATGGTCATGCTCTCTGAAATCGCCATAGCTGTTCGTGCTTGCCTTCAGCTGCTCCTCTTCCTCTTTTATCGCTTCAAGCTCTGCATTGACGTCATCGACGCAGGACAGGAGAGCGAGCTGCGTAGCGCGGGATACGATACCGTCCAGCTTCGCGGCATTGTCTGCCTCTTCTGTCGTGTTCGCCGGGAAGTTCGGGGTAAAGGTCGATTTGACGCCGATCCAGTCATCCTCGTTCACTCCATGCGTTTTTGCGATGGGTGATGAGAAGAGGATCCTGTATCTGCGGTTCATGCCGGCTGAGAACTTCCGTTCTTTCGTTCTGAAGAGGTTATACATCGCCGTCAGCTTGTACTTGAGAGCGATGCCTGACGAGGATCCGAAGCTCTCATCCGAGATATTGACCACCATGGACAGTTGGAAGATGAGACGGAAGAGACGGTCAAGCAGGTGCTCCTGGGAGTTATCCGCATCGGGCTTTGCCATGAACTCCGCATCCATCGGCTGTGAATCATCCGGCGCGTTCGCGTCCTTATACAGGTTGATGACTCTTGTCGTGCGGATGAATCGCGTATCATCTTCGCCAATCTTCGGACCGACAACCTTGAGGTACGCATCCGCGAAGTATTCAACGTCGTTAGCCTTCTCCGAGAGTGCCTTGTTGAAGGCGTCAATGCTCGACAGTGCATCTTCATAGATTCCCATGCGCTCAGCATTGTGGACGTATTCAGTAGCCGGAACGTCACAGAAGTGATGCTCTGTCGCCTCATCGGTGAAATGAATACCGCCCTCAAACGAGAAATGCCGCACAATCGTATCATCCGAATAGCTTCCGCGCTCGATACCGTCCGCGCCTTTTGTGTAGCGGACAAAGAACATCGGACGGGACAGAATCGAATCATCGTAGACCATGAACGCATCCATCGGACTCAGGTAGATGATGCCGCTCTCTCCTTCGTCATCGTTGTAGTACATCTCATAGGCCGTACCGAAGTTAGAGGACAGCTTGCTAAGCTCCGCATTGTTATCGTCCTGGTTGTTGTAGCTGTCGAGATATTCCAGGTAATCTTTGACCTTCTCATTCTCAGAATCAGATTCAACCTTTATCGGAATTCCGATAAAGAATCCGTTGAATGTGTCACTGATGTACTTGGCGAAGTTCACCGCGATCCGGTTGTCAGGCTTCCATGCAGGCTTGCGAGGTTCGTGGAATATCTTGTAATCGCCTTCGTATGCATCTTCAAGCGGCTTGTATATCTTTGTCTTCAGCTCTTTATGTTTCTGGATCAATGCGGACAGAAGGTCTACGCTCATTTCCGTATCAGCAGGAACGCGTATCACACGCTTATCCAGTCTTACTTTTATATTTGCCATTTAGAATCCCCCTGAGAATCCCTTGTTTCGATTTATACCGGATGCGTTCTCGCTTATCAGCATCTTCTCCACAACGCCTGTCGTAGCGTCCTCAGCGTCATCGTGGGCGTTCTTGCCGTCCCTCTGGTATCTTGTCATGTCATCGTAGTATTCAGGCCATTTATACATCCAGTCAGCCGGGAAATACACATGCTCCATGACCGTTGTCGCATTCGACAGGATACGCGCCCGCTTGTTCTGCGACTGGTAGAACCAATGCACGACAGCTCTGTTGTTACCGTATCGGCCTGTGAGGATCTGTTTCACGTTCCGGGCAAATCCGCGCCCACCGTTGTTTGATTCGACATCTGCCCATGTAACGCCGTTCTCGTGGATAGACCGAGCGACCTTCGGCTCCGTAATCTCCATCGGGTCTTTTGTGTGGATAACATCCAGAACATAAGCATCATGCGCAGGAGAAACTCCGTAAACAATGTGACTGAGGTTATCCGATCCGGTATCCGCTGTATCTGTATAGCTCTTGATCGCAATAAAAAACGGATGTCCGCTCTCATCACGCGGTACATCCGTATATGTCTTGAATCTGGAATACAGCCTGCCCTTGATGTCAATCGGGTTCTGCTGATAGTTCGCGTCTGCGACTTCGGCACCCATCGCCTTACGCTTTGACTCATAGCTTGCTTTGCTGAGTATCTCCGGGCAGAGCATCGTGCCGTCATCGCGCACGGCCTTGAAATTCAAATGCCGAACAGTCCAACCATACTCGGCAGCATGCTCCACGATCCGTCCTGCAAGGTCATCCGTCGCCCATCTGGTCATAACGATAATGAGCTTTCCGTGTTCTTCCAGTCGGGAGAGCATCGTGCCAGTGAACCAATCCCAGTGCGCTTGCTTCACGTTCGCGTTATTTGCTTCATATCGTGATTTTATCAGGTCGTCGATGATTATCAGGTCTGCACCGAATCCGGTTGCTGTACCGGTCGGAGACGTCGCCAGATAGTTATTATAGCCGTCTTCCAGTGACCACAGGTTCATAGCGGCGTCACCGCGCTTTACCTTTGTGCGTGGGAAGATATCCGAGTACACGATTCGGTAACGGTCCGCTTTCGTCTCCATGATAGAATCGCGGACACCCTTCGAGAATGTCGTTGACAGCTTCTCGTTATACGATCCGGTCATGATCTTGTATCGGTGATTGCGTCCAAGCACCCATTCAACCAGGCATCCTATTGTGCGTGACTTGCCGTGACGCGGAGGCGCGTTGATGATGAGTACATCATCGTCCGACACAATGAATTCCTGCAAGGTCTCGCAGAATTCTACCAGATAACCCCTGTCCGGCTTGTAGAAGTCCGGCGCTTTCAGATTGCAGTAATCAAAGAAGTGCCGCCTTGCAAGCTCGCATTTCGCGCCGAGGGCAATCATCCGCCTATCCATTGTCTTTCGCCAGCTTTCTCAGCTGGTCCTCATTGAGACCGGCAAAAGGATTCGTGTCGAGCTGACCGGATATTTCGACTTGCTGCTTATCGCCGTATTTGTCTTTCATGCGGTTCTTCATCAGGAATATAAGCAATGTGGAATCCGGTGGAACCTTCTTCTCGACTTCTTTAATGACGACAAGCTCCTTCTTTCCGCTCTCACGGTTGAATTGAAGAGCTCGTGTAATCTCCTTCACTGTGCGCCATTGTGTAGCTCTCTCGAACGCCGTATCTTCCAGAATGACATCGACGGGCTCTCTGCCCTTTTTTAATGCCTCGCAAATCTCGCAGTATTTATCTTTCCACCTGTACAGGGTTGCGACGTTGATTCCCATCTTCTTAGCAATTTCTTCATCGGTTAACCCGTCGCGAGCCCATCCCTTAAGCAAGAGCAAGCTATCTTCCGTTAACCAGTTTTCAAACTTGCCCTTTGCCACATAATCACCATCCTCAGTGCATTGCCCAGTCTATTCCGTACTTGTCTATAATCGTTCTGAATTCCTCTACATCATGCGGATTCACGACATACTTCAAATCTTCCCCATCATCCGAGATTCCGATGTGAAGCATCTCGTGATACAGCAGTATCTTCATCTGCTCTTTTGTCATTCCAATCACGTTAGGCGCATAAATGACAATCAGGAAATCATATGGGATAAAGCACCTGTAAAGATCCTTCACAAGAATGCATTCTCCGAGAACGAGCCTTCCGCTTTTCTTTTTCTGCCTGTCACTTTCAAGGAATCCTACCTTAACGCCAATTTTAGGGATCCATTGAAGATCGTGATGTTCTGCTATGACCTTTTCTGCTAAATCCGCATATCTGATTGATACTTCTGCTGTTTCTTTCATAATTGCAAAAATTTGAGCCCGGTTTTACCCGGGCTCCACCACATAAAGAAAAGGAACTAGAAAAAGAAAGCTGTCTTAAATGTCTTACGACTTTATATTATATCAAACATCAGTGAGGGATTTCGTGGGGAGTTTAAACTGAGACAGGGCATATCCGTGCAGTTCTCTCTTCACATAATCTACGTGGTAATTCATGTATGTTGCTATGTCTTCCCATTTCTTCAGTTGTATGTATCTGTATCTCAGCAGGATGTTGCAGCGTGGATCCTCGACAGCTTCGATTGCCGATGAGATTTCATGCAGTTCATCAATGAGCGATTCGCGTTTCAGTCTGAACTTCATTATAAGCCCATCGAGCTTTACAGCATAATCCGACAGGTCGGACATATCTCCGCTTCCGTGCGGCATCCCGTCATAGTTGACCGCGCCCGGGAGTGCACCAAGCCGGCACGCATTGATTTCGTTTTCGATCTCTTCTAAGGCCTGCACGCCCCATCTGTACCGTGATAAGAATTCTTTCTTCGCTTCATTTTCAGGTGTCACTCTTCCTTGCCTCCCTTTTCAGTTATGTTCTCATGTGTCCACCATAAGCATATCAGATTCCAGATGACCGCTCTGTCGTGCGGTTCGTCATCCTGTCCGTCCATCCACTTGAGATAGTGACGGATCGCGGAATCTATGTAGCAGTATTCCGGAAGTCCCTTCTCCCAGTTGCGTTCTCCGTACTTTATCGCTCCCTGCTCAAAATGCTTTGACAGCTCCAACAGTGCCTTCGGGATCGTCCAATTACATACATTACAAAAATCATAAATTGCCATCAGGATATAATTCACATCTCCTGTCTGCTGATACTCGTAGACATTGGCAATCAATCCATCTTCGGCATCAGCATCACCGCTGATCATCGTTGCCACCTGCTCAAGCGGCAGGAGGTCGCATCTGCCCTTGCCTTCCGCCATGTCTCTGACTGCCCCCGTTTCAAATTCGCGTCTGTCTCCGCTGTCGAGGATACGTGTTGTCATTTCCATTCCGTCCATAAGTACTCCTTTCCGTCTGTCCTGTCCCTCATCCTGATATCCACAACGTCATAGCCCACAAGCGACAGCACCTCGCGCAGGCTTTTAAGCATCTTGTGCAGCTGCTTCGGCAGGAATCTGGAAGGCTTGCCTTCCTTCATCACGTTGGCAACCGCCTGCTCCGCTGTCGGGTCAGGTAATCCACTGATGTTAGCCATTGTCATCGTCCCCTTCTCCATCATTCCCCATGAAATAAACATCCTTTCCGCAATGTCCGCATGAATCAGGAAGGTCGATTGGTGCCTTGCCATCACTCACAAACAACGTGCTTCCGCACTCCGGACAAATATACCTTGCAAACTTGCCTTCCTGTCTTCTGATTACGTACTTCATTTTTCTCTTTCCTCCCATGCGTCATAATCAAATTCATCCTCTTCGTAGTATTCGTCATCGGTGCATGCCGCAAGAATTGCACCAAACATGATAATCACCAAAACAACCACAGCTAATATAACCAGTACCTTAATCATCCTGTCTGTCCCCCTGTTCTACGATGTTCTTGATTCCTTCCCAGTTCTCCACGATGAGCATTGCGAATCGGAAGCTGTCCTTCATCGGTACTCCACATTTGTCTCTGAGATAAGGATTGAGTTTTCCTACTTTCTTCATCTGGCTTCTGTCCAGTGTTCCGTCTGCGTTCATGTTGTCTCTCCTTCCTGCTCCTTGCGCCACTCGTTCAGGGTCGTTTGTATAATGTCGGCCGTCAAGTCCGCAAACAAATTGTCCATACCTTTTAGGCGTTTTATTTGAGCGGTGATCCATGAGACCGGGATTGCTTCTTCAGTCTGAATGGTCGGCTGCATATTAACCGCATCAATATTTAACGGTATCCACCGTTCTGCACAAAATTCTATTAGTGCATCTGCATCAATCAGTCTCATTTGGCTCTCCTCTCATATCTGCACCGCAATACAAACAAAATTGTGCATAATAATATTGTTCTTCTGGAATCCATGAATGGCACAAGCTACAAGAATAAGTGCCGTTATCATTTTGAATCCACTTTCCCTTCTTTCGCTTTGGCTGTTTTTTCAGCTTGGCTATTGCCTTGCTTGTAATATACTTCTGTCCTTCGTAAGCATTTTTGAGTAATTCTATATATTCAGCATCGTTTACACCGCGAACGTATTTAAAATCCTCAACCGTTATTCCTGCGCTCATCAGTTCTTCTTTCTGTTAAAACCAGTTGCTTTATAATTTCCTTTTACACCTCATTTCACAAGCAAATCTCTTCCACACATCGGGCAGTATCTAATTTTTGCGCTTCCATGCCATCCATTTGCTTTTAAACTCAGTTCCCACCCGTTTATGCCAAATCGTATAAATGCGTGTCCGTTCTTCTCAATTGGCTTTACATAACCATCAGAATCTTTATTACAGTATTCGCAAACTCCCAAACGTGCGCGAAGTTTGTTTTCATCCCTTCCATGTCTGCACAATGCATAATATTCACACGGTTCTGGCTGTGCAGGTGGCAACATGGACAATGTATATTTTACTGCGCTTCTTCTGATGCATTTGTCGCCGTCTGGCATTGTTGCAATATGTCCTATCGCATCTACTGCATCAATCGCCACCTGCCTGCCGATTGAATCGCACGTGTGTGTTTCTGCGTGCGTTTCCGTGCGTTCTTCTGGCTGTACGGTTGGTTGCATGTTTATAAGAGCTTTTAAAGCACTGTGACTTCCTGCAAAATTTCCATCTGGGAGTGCGGGCAATTTATCGATATGCTGTTTTAAAACATCTGCGTCAATTAATCGCATCGGCTCTCCTTTCCGCAAGACCACAATAATTGTCCTTCGGCACGTATACCCGCTTATCGTCAGGATAATTCTTGCAATAGTAATTTACGCAACATCTTCCACCGACATTAATTCCATACTCCACACTTACAAGTCCTGTTCCTAATACGTCAAAAGCTTCTTTCGGCATTTCGGAATATTCATAGCGCACACCTTCGTTTTCAACATGCGGAGGATCATAATGAACGCACTCGCCGCACCGGATAATCTCCGGCTGCTTGGAGATTGCATCTGTCAGCTTGAAAATGGTCTGCTCGTAGCTGTGGGCTTTTTCCTGCCAATAGTCACGTTCTTTCCGTGTCTCCTGCAACTCCCTAAGCCATTCCGCAAGCTGTCTGTGCGCTTCAGCACACGCCCGATCCCCGTCCGTAACCTCGCACCGGTCTACCACCTCTTCCGCATGGATAATCGCTTCTTCAAGTGTCATGCTCATTTAATCACCTCCCGAAAGCGCACCTGCGACCACAATGGCTATACTTATCAGTGATGCATCATCAGAGATAACCACTCCTTTTGCTCGCATGTATGATAGGGTTGCCGATGTAATAAGCAGAGCAATCAATGCATTTACAAATCTCATTACACATCACCGTCCCTTCTTCGGTTTTTCTTTCCGTTCTCGCGTATAAAAGCATCTTTCCGTGCTTGTCTTCTTGCGTGACGCTCACGGTATTTCTTTTCACGGATTTTGCTGAGGGTGTCTGCACTCATTCGGTCACCTCATCGTAGTAGTCGCACAGTTCCGGTACGCATAAATCTCCATCATCGTCAAAATTATGCATCGGGCATTCGCTCAACACGTCAGGATGAACGCCCTCGCATGCACAACGTGCGTTATCCGGAAGCACATGAAATGCAATCC